TCCTCGTCCTGGACGAGGCCCACGTTCTCGCTACGACGTCCCGGTCACTGCGCACTCAGGCCACCTCGCTCCTATCCCTCCTGGCGAGGCGCTGTGTGGCAGTGACCGGGACGCCCCTTTGGAACAAGCCGGCTGGGTTGTACAGCCTGCTCGCCTGCGTGGCGCCGTCCGCCTGGGGCCGCTGGGATGTGTTTGCGACTCGCTACGCATCAGGCATTCGCGGATCCTTCGGCTTCAGAACCGGCGACCCCTCCAACATCGAAGAGTTCCGATCGCGCATGTCCGAGATCATGGTCCGTCGGACATGGGACGAAGTCCGCGACCAACTTCCTCCGACCAAGCGCGAGATCAAGGTCCTCCACCTCACGCCGTCACAAGAGCGCGAGATGGACTTCCTGGTGAACGCCTTGCGCACGGACGACGGCACGACAGTGGGAACGATCGCCCGCCTGCGTCGAGTCCTAGGCGAAGCCAAGCTTCAGTACCTCTTCGAGGTCATCGCACCCTGGTTCGGGATGCCGTTCGTCATCTGGGTCTGGCACCAGGACATCGCGGACGGGATCGAAGACGATCTCCGAGCGCGAGGCCTGCGTGTCTACAAGGTCACCGGGAAGACGTCGATGTACCGGTCGAAGAAGACCGGCGAGGTGAAGCGTGAAGCGGTGCTCGACGCCTGGCGTGCCGACCCTGGGGGCATCCTGGTGTGCAACATCGCCGTCGGCCAGGTGGGCATTGACCTTAGCCACGCCAGCCGCGCCGTCTTCGCCGAGCTCGACTTCACCCCGGCGACGATCGCCCAAGCGGAGATGCGGACCTTCTCCCCCGAGCGTGAGATGGAGATCATCTACCTGGCGGCTCAGCACCGGGTGGATGAGGAGATTGTGAACGCCCTGAAGGCGAAGTTCGGCACCTCGGAGCTGTTGGGTATCCCGGCAGCGGACGCCGCCGTGGAGATCTTGGGCAACGCCTTCGGGATCGAGGACGAGGGCGACTTGCAGCGGTTGATGGCCGCTGTCTTGGAGGGCGACGAATGAACATCACGTGCGCGTGTTGTGGAAAATCCTGTACCGACGAGCGGTACGGAGTCTGCTTCCCCTGCGGGATAGCTGGTGCTCGAGCCGCCATGCCAAAGAGCTGCGCCTACTGCCAGGAGAACGGCCCTCCTGTCTGCCCGGAGCACGATGTCACCGACTGCCAGCTCTGGGAGGGTTCGCGGGCCCACCTCGAGTTCTGGGATGAGCACGGGCCACGGTTGCAGTGGTTCCGCGACGGGAAGGAGACGAAGCCGTGAAGCGTCTCGAGAAGATCGTGGACGTCGTGTTCTGGATCTGGGTGCCGATCCTCCTCGGCTACAGCGCCTTCCTCATCTGGGAGCGGCTGTGAGCGCGAAGAGGAGTTCGAAGTGGCCGCCCGATTGGACATTCGCGTGGCGCTACAGCAAGGAGCAACTCGGACCGCTTTCCGTGGCAGCCAGCAACTACTGCAACAAGAAGCGCTCCGACCGGCGCTACATCCGGGCCCAGTTGAAGCAGCTCGCCGCTCGCTGGCAGGGCGAGAAGTACACCACGTCCATCGCTCGAGCGGTCGAGTCGCTCTTGAAGTTGCTCAAGTACGTGGAGGGGGACAGCAGGTGAACAAGTTCGAGAAGACGGCTCTGGAGTTCCTCGTCCTGGGCTTGATCGTGTCGGCTTCACTGATCGGATGGCACTTCGCGAGACGCTGGCTAGGAGGGGTGTGATGTTGAAGCAGTTGGGAACCGCATTGCTACTCGCAACCATGATCTCCCTCGTGGTCGCGGGCGCCGTGCTGGGAGTCGTCTTCCTCTTGGGAACTGCACCATGAGCGAAGACGGATTCCATTACGAGATCGTCAACGGCCGGATGGTCAAGGTGGCGGACGCGGCGGACGCTCCAACGCTCCCTGTCTCGGACTCGTTGCCGCCACCTTCGGACGCCTCACCGGACTACTTGAACCTGGCTCCACTGCTCGATCTCACCCCGCTCGACGAGGCGCTCGACAAGGTCTGCGCTGAGCTCGGGTTGAAGATCCGGCCGGGCGGCGCGTCCGGGTACGGCTGGTCTACGCGAAGCATGCTGTTGGCGTGCCCGTACAAGTACAAGAAGCTCTACATCGACGCGCCGAGGAACCTCACCAGCGTGCGGTCACCCACAGCGCTCGAGGTCGGTGGTCTCTTCCACCAGCTCCTGGCCTTCCACTACATGCTCATGATGCCAGCGCGTGGTGGTCTGTCCGGGCCGGTGGACTTCGACTGGGTGAAGGCGCGTCTACTCGAGGAGCGTGTCTCAGCCGAGGTGGTGATGGAAGCCTTCCGGCTCTTCGACGCCTACCGCTTCCGGTACGAGGTGGACTACATCGAGCCCCTCGATGTCGAGGTTGAGGCATCGGACTCGGACGGCAACACCTGCCGCTACGACACCATCGTGCGGATCAGGGACAACAACGCCCTCATCATGCCTGGGATCTACATCCTGGAGCACAAGACCTGCGCCCGGTTCGACTTCCCGACGCTCGAGGGCTGGAAGAACGACGGCCAGATCATCGGCCAGATGTACATATGGCGCCAGGCCCGGCTGAAGCGGAAGTACGGTCGCCTGGACGGCGTCATCGTGAACCTGATCTCGAAGACGAAGACGCCGGACTTCCGCCGCATCGTGATCGCCCCGCAGGCGTGGCAGCTCAGCGGACACGCCAAGGACCTGAAGGTCTGGGACGCTCTCGAATCTCTTTTCCGCTCAACCGGTTGTTGGCCCCGCAACCGGCAATCGTGTAGGGGCCCCTACGGACTCTGCAGTCTCTTCGACCACTGCGCCGGTGGAGGGTACACAAGATGAAAAAGAATGTCGTGAAAGCGGTGGTCGAGAACTCGATCATCTTCGGAGGCATTGAGGGGACGCTCCTCGATCACTTCAACATAGGACAGCGTGTCGTCATCATCGATGAGGACTGGTTCAATACGCTCAAGGACCCGGAGGCTCTGGAGGGAGATGACGAATGAGCGAGCTGAAACGGATGGACTTGGACTTCCTGGTTCGCGAGATCAAGCGGGCGGCCGATGAGGCATACCGCCAGATCGATACGAAGGTCGTCGATCTGATCCAACAGGTTCGACAGGCGGTGGCCGTCCTTCCCCTCGATCTCGAAGCGCCAGTTCAGGCGCTCTACGTGAAGGACTTCACCGTCCCGTCTCGGGATCCCAACGCCTACGTGGAGCTCTACGAGGGCAACCTACGATTCAACGGGGCGGTGGTTGATGAGCAGCGCAGCGACGTCTACTGCGCCTCGGACAACCTTCGCCTGGTGGAGGACAACCGGCTCCGCCTGAAGACGGGCCACTACCGAGCGATGCTCACCATCACGAAGATCGAGCCATGAAATACGACCTCGAAGTCCGGGTGGTCGGCATGGAGGGGGATCGTGAGGTCTCGCGCTTCCAGCTCCACCAGGAAGGGATGGAGCTCAGCTTCCTGGCCACGATGTTGTCCGGCTTCGCGGAGAGCCTAGTGAGCTGGGCGAGTAAGGGCGCGCAGGCAGCGCAGGTGTACACCGGGCGGCGTTGCCGAACCTGCCGCATGGTGGGGCACAATGGCCAGAACTGCCCGAACCGGAAGACGGGCACTGAGGAATAGAAAGGGGAAGAAAAGAATGGGAATCGACATCAAAGCGGTGGACCTGAGCCCGGGGAAGAGGAGGCGGATCACGCTCGTCCTCTATGGGAGCTACAAGACGGGGAAGACGCAGTTCGCGGCGACCTTCCCGCGTCCGTTGTTCCTGGCCGACAAGGGTGAGTCCGGGTGGGAAACCATCCGATACATGGACCAAGCGTCCTTCTACGAACCGGACCGGAAGACGCAGTCGAACATGCCGGTGGAGGTCTTCCCGATCGCCAGGGCGGAGGAGATGAACGCCTTCCTGCCCATGGTTCGGGAAGCAATCACGAAGGACCCGACCAAGTACGGCACGATCGTGATCGACAGCTTCACCTTCTACTCGGACACCTACGCGGCTGCACTCGAGTGGAAGTACCGCCAGGAGATGGGCGCCAAGTACGACCCGAGGAAGATGTTCCAGGACCTCGGCTCGCACCTGCGCAACATCATGATCCAGGTCCACGACATGACCGAGCCGTACGGCATCAACGTGGTCTGGATCTGCCTGGAGAAGCCCCCTGGCGACGACAGCCCTGGTGGGCTGCTGTTGTCGGGCCAGTCGGCCAACAAGACGCCGGCCCGCTGCGACGGCATCCTCTACCACAAGAGCTACTCGGCCGGGAAGGAGTCGGTCTACGAGGTCCACAGTCGGCCCTATGGCACCTTCATGGCGGGCGGCCGTGGGTTCCAGGCGCTGCCCAACCCGCTGGTGAACGCCACCTACCGGGACCTGGAGCAGTACCTGGGCATCCTGCCGAGGTACGGAAAGGCGGTGAAGGCGGCATGAGTGACTGCAGCGACCCGAACTGCTCTTTTCGTCGAACCTCCAAGCTCTGCCAACAGCGGGTCACGGAGATGATCGAAGAGATCGGGACGCTGCGAGCTCGCAATGGCGAGTTGCAACTGCTGGTTCAACAGCTTCAAGAGAAGGGCACCATGGTGTGGACACCGGAGACCGTCGAGAAGACCCTGAAGGCGCGGTGGGCGGAGTTGGAGCAGGTGGAGAAGGAACCGGAAGGTTCGATTCTTCCTTGTCGCTACGGCGGTCCTGGCTTCCGCCATCCAGCGTTCTGCATGTGCGGCGGAACCGGGACGATGACCAGAGAAGAGCTTATCGAAGACCTGAAGTGCGACATCGAGATCTTGCACAAGTGATTCCGTCCCTTCGGGGGACACAACAACGGCGACTTGGGTCGCCAGAAAGCGGAGTGGCAGATGAGTGAAGCGGTTGATTATCTGAGCCTCGATGGTCTCGTCACCGACGAGACGAAGTCCTGGGCCGGCGGACCTGGCAAGGGTCTCCCCGTGGGGGACTACCTGGTCAAGATCATCGGCAAGAGCAAGAACGCCGCCGAGGGCAAGACGCCTCAGCTCGAGGTGAAGCTCGAGGTGGTGGACGACACCGCCGGTGGCCAGCACAAGGGCCGCCAGACCCGCGCCTGGTACTACCTCACGGCGGACGCCATCGGGCGGCTCACCAACCTCTTCGAGGCGGCCGGCGCCAAGCTGGACGCCAAGAAGGGCATCAACCTCGACTCGCTGATGGGCACCGAGCTCGTCATCGGCGTGTACGAGGAGAAGTTCGGTGGCGAGGCCAACCCGATGGGCGGCACCACCGAGGTGAAGACGCGGTCGAAGGTCTTCGATGAGCGTCCCCGCTCCGTGTGGGGCGAGGTCAAGGAGAAGGCGGCGTCCAAGAAGTAGCCCCTGAGGCAGGGGGTGTGACGAGCGGGGCCCCGGGCTCGTCACTGAACCGCCGCACACCGGGGCTTTTGCCTCCGTAGCTCAGCGAGAGCAGCCGGGGACCACCCGGAAGGTCGGTGGCTCGATGCCACTCGGAGGCTCTAGTGGAAAGAGAGGGTGTTATGGGGAATGACCATGAGCAGGAAGCACGGAAGATCAACGACGCCATTCTGCCGAAGTCGGTCTATGACCGGGAACCGCAGACGATGATGGAGGCCGCCCATTCCTGGCTCCCCCACGTCTTCAACGACCCCGACTTCAAGTCCGCCATGGAGCAGTGCGACAAGATCCTCACCGTCAAGGGAGCCGACTACACCCAGAAGCAACCGGATCGGCTCGCCAACTTCAAGGAGGCGGCGCTGTTCCTCGGACAGAACAAGTTCCAGGTCCTCGGCGTGTACCTCTACAAGCACCTAACAGCCGTATTTTCGTTCCTGAAGCACGGCCAGGTGGAGTCGGAGCCGATCGAGGGCCGGATCTTCGACTGCATCAACTACTTCCTCCTCCTCTACAAGATGGTGCAGGAGCAGAAGCGGTCGGTGAAGCCGTGATCAACCGGGCGCAGTTCAAGTTCATCGAGAAATTCATGAAGACCCTAGCTCTCGCCGGGGTGATCGACAACCAGGACGAGGCGACGGACTACTACTGCCGCGAGCGGAAGCGCATCATGCGACGCCAGCGTGCGAGTCGCAAGTCGCGGCGGGGTTGGGCATGAGCACCTGTCCGACCTGTCGTAAGCCCAACTGCGGCAACTGGGCGGCGTGTGCGCGAAAGGCCACGCTGATGGGTGCTAGTGAGGCGGATGCGTACGTAGCCGAGCTCATCTGGTACGGGATCGGGGTGGCGGAGACGCTGTTCCAGATCGGTCTGCGAGTAAAGGAAGCTGCCTTCGTCGAGGCGCTCGCGCTGCACGGTACGGCTGGCGTCCGTCGCATGTTGTTCACACAGACGATCAAGGAACTCGACGTTCACTTGATCAGGAAGGCAGTACGGGGATGGTGACGATCGTTTGCTTCCACTGTGGCGAAGTCCGCGAGCTCCGCTTCTGCGGCCTGGACGGCGCAGTGCTTCTACCCGTCGGCTGGGCCTTCGCAAGAGACGAGCAGGGAACCCACCGCCTCTACTGCGAGCCCTGCAAGGAGCTCGCACGGGTGGTCGCGTGACTGAGCTCAACGACGCCCAACGGAAGGCTCGAGAAGAGATCCTGCAGTGGGTGAAGGACGACAAGACGCCGACGATGTCCCTCTCCGGCCCGGCCGGCACCGGGAAGACGTTCCTCGTCCGCTTCTTCCTAGAGGAGTTGGAGAAGCTCGCACCGGTCGTCCTCACTGCCACTACTGGCAAGGCCGCCTTGCGGCTGTCCGAGCTCACCAACCGGAAGGCATCCACCCTGCACAGTGCGCTCTACGAGCCGCCGGACGACGAGAACACCTCCAAGAAGGGCTCCAAGCTCAAGTTCGACCGAATCCGCGTGCCGCCCAACGGCACCCTGCTCGTGGTGGACGAGTCGTCGATGATCACGCCGGACGTCTGGAAGGACCTCCAGAAGTGGACGTCGAAGTTCGGGGTGAAGGTGCTCTTCATCGGAGACGGCTTCCAGCTCCCTCCGGTCATCGACTCCAAGAAGGAGGAAGACTTCAACATCTTCTCCCTGGTGCCGGGTCCGCGGCTTCATAAAGTCATGCGGAACGGCGACTCCATTCTGGACGCGGCGACCGCGCTCCGGGTGGATGGGAAGATGATCCTCGAGAACCGAGGCTCGTACAACTGGCGGAAGGCGAAGCTGGCGGTGGTCCTCGGTGACTGGCTTCAGGCGCCGGACGATCACGCCATCATCACCTGGCGGAACAAGGTCCGCATGACTGCCAACCGGGTCATCCGCAAGGCGCGTGGTTTCGAGTCGCAATTCCCCATGCCCAACGAGCCCATCCTGGTGCGCAAGAACGGGAAGGGCTTCCTGAACGGCCAGATCGTCACCGCCATCGAAGAGTCGAAGCCCGGACCTAAGATGGGCCCGATCCAAGCCTCCTGGCTGAGGGTCTACGTGGAGGAGGACGGCGCCAAGCGGACGATGTTCGCCTCCTGCCAGGGCCGTGAAGAGCCGATGGATGGCGCCTTCCCCTGGCTCGAGGACGAGGAATGGCGCTGGTACATGCGTGAGAAGCGCATGTTCGAGCACCAGTGGGCCATCGAGCATGATCTCGACACCTGTCGGATGGATCCGATCCCCATCACCTGGGGCTACTGCCTCACTGCTCATGCTGGCCAGGGCTCCGAGTGGGGACGGGTCACTGTCTACCTGGAGAACTACGACACCCAGAACAAGAACTTTCTTTCGCCATCGCTCCTACCGGACGGGACGCGAGTCCCGTTCTGGACGCGATGGGTCTACACGGCGATCACGAGGGCGAAGGCTCGTGTGGACGTCGTCATCGGGGGGTAACCATGAGAACCGCAACGATCATCATCGACGAACCGATCATCGAAGTCATCGCCGAGATGAAGCTCGTCCACAACGGTGTCCTGGCCATGGCGGAGTGGGTCAAGAAGTATCGTCCCGACTGCGTGCCGGAAGGAGGTATCTACCGGGTGGAGGATCTTCTTCCTCACAGTCGTTGGGAGGAGTGGCCAGATGGTCGGAAGATCGCCACGGACGCCGGGGAGGAGAACGAGTTCCGATCCCCCTCCGACAACGAGATCCTCTGCGAGCTTGCGGGTCGCAAGTGCTACGACAGCTTCGCGGAGAAGGGTGCGAAGCGGACCAACGCCGAATACCTAGCGAGCATGTGGACCGGCCGCGGCGTGCCGCATCGGAGTACGGGCTACCACGCGAAGATGTCGTTCTTCTTCGCGCACGTGAGCCGCCGCGTCTCCCACGAGCTCATCCGCAACTACGTGGGCTCCGATCGAGACGAAGAGGGCTCGCCCTCGCAGGAGTCTACCCGCTTCACCGAGCACCCGGGCGTGTACATCTGCCACCCGAGAGACCTCAAACCCCGCATGGATGGCCTGGGCGTACACGCCCCTTGGGGGATCGAACAGTTCCGTCGTGAGGCACAGGACAACTACGATCACTACCTCAGCTACATCAGGGAGGCCGTTGCTGTCTTCCTTTACGACCACAAGACGGAGCCGAATGGCATGGATCGCAAGCGCATCTACGAGGCGGCCTCCGGCAGGCTCCTCCAGAGCTGCGCTACCTCCTTCATCTGGACGACGAACCCGATGGCGCTGATGAAGTTCTTCGGCGAGCGTTGCGACGAGGCGGCCGATCTCGAGATGCAGCGGTTCGCGAACATGCTGAAGAGGGCGTGCCTCAATCGGTGGCCGAATCTATTCCCGGGGGTGAAAGCGTGATCCTCACCAAACCAAACGGGGTGTACACCTCCGTGATCGACGTGCCCAGGACTGAAGGGTTGGAGAAACGGTTTTGGGCCAAGGTAGAGAAGACGGACGACTGCTGGCTCTGGCGTGGTCGTATCAACCCAGGCGGGACAGGCCAAATGCGAATTGCGTCTGGCTCACGGGGACCTCAGGGCGGCACGCGAATCGATGCGCACAAGTTAGCCTACTTGTGGTTCGTTGGTCCGATCCCCGACGGGTATGAAGTGGATCACCTTTGTCGTGTGGCTATCTGCGTTCGCTTCGATCACCTGGAAGCGGTGACGCAGGAGATCAACCAACAACGCGCTCACTTCTGGCGAGTTCGCGACAAGCTGCGAGCTGAGGGCCTGGTCGCATCTCGTTTGGCTCGGGCACGCGCCCGTGCGGGAAGGAATATGTAGCATGCGACGAGTCGTGATCGAAAGCCCCTTCGCAGGTGATGTCAAGCTGAACCTGCGGTACCTTAGGGCGTGTATGCGGGATTGCCTCCTCCGAGGGGAAGCCCCCATCGCCTCCCACGCCCTGTACACCCAACCAGGGGTCCTGGACGACGACAACCCGGAAGACCGCAAGTTGGGGATGGGTGCCGGTTGGGCTTGGCATTCCGTCGCTGATGCGGTTATCATGTACATGGACCGGGGGGTCTCGAAGGGGATGGAATTGGGTGCTGCGCACGCGAGGGAATTGGGAATTCCGATCGAAGAGCGTTGGCTCGGGGACTACTGGAACCAGCTCCCCATCTACAAGACGAGGTGGGAGTAGTCATGGCCGCCAACCGTGAAGCTCTCGGTCGTGCGGGCAAGAAAGGTGGCGCCGTCACGGCGGCGAAGCGACGAAACGGGTACCATCCTCTCCCCAAGTTCCAAGGCCGCCCGAAGCCTCCTCCTCCGCTCAAGCTCACCAAGGGTCGCTGCACCGACTGCAAGGCCAAGTTCACCGCGATGGGCAAGGACGCTGTTCGCAAGCTGCTCCTGGCGCACTGGGAGGAGCACCATCGCGGGGAGAAGCACGTCTACAGGCTGCCGACGCTCGAGGAGGCGTTGGGAACGGAGCCCGAGCCGTCGGAGCCCGAGCTCGTGCCGCTCGAACCGGAAGGAGATGGCGATGCCGCATAGGAGTTCGCCGATGCGTTGTGAGATCTGCCAGCACGTGCTGGAGGACGACTACGGGGTCTGGATCGTGGGGAAGCTCGCCTGTGGCAAGTGCGTCGCGGCTTTCATCGATCTCATCCGAGGCGCCCGGTTGGCAGAGGAGCAGGCAGAGGCTGGAGATGAAGACGTTGGCCACTACGACAACTACGGAGTCATCCCGGACGACGAATGAGCCTGTCGGCCGAAGAAACGAACGAGATTCGGGGTCCGGGGGACTCTCCCCGGTGTGGCGAGTGTCCCTTCGCGCTCGAGGGACGCCCATACCAACCCGTCCGTGGGATCGGCCCCCCGGACCCCCTTTTCCTGATCGTTGGCGAGGGCCCAGGTGCGAATGAGCGTGCTTCGGGCAAGCCCTTCATCGGCGCGAGTGGTGCGTTGCTCAACAAGGCCCTCGCCATGGTGCCGGCGGACCGGAATCGCGCTTGGGTCACGAACGCCCTGCTCTGCACACCTCCTGGCGCATCCGACGCTCAGAAGCGAGCCGCACGCGAGTGCTGCAAGCCTCGCCTCGACGCCGAGCTCGCGATGTTCCCAGGGAAGCCGGTCTCCGCGTTGGGCGCCGTCGCTGCTCACGCGCTTCTGGGAGAAAGGCAGTCGATCCGTGAAATGGCCGGCGCTACGTACGAGATTGAAGGGCGTGTGGTTGTTCCTACGACTCACCCGGCTGCGATTCTCCGTGGCAGTGAGCAAGGCGAAGATCAAGAGGGTGGCGCGCACCGTGGGGACCTCGCCTTCTGGGCACTCGCGTACGATGTCGGGAAGGTAGCTCGCTTCGCCGAAGGCAAGCTCAACCGCTTCACGCAGGATGTCACCATCGAATGGAAGAATGGTGCGAGGGCGGATCAGCTTCTGGAAGAGATCGCCCACGAGATCATCGAGGACGAGCTGGGTGCCTGCGACACGGAGACGAACTCCTTGCGGCCGATGCAGTCCGTCATGTCGGCCATCGGCCTTGCGACGCGCAAGCGCGCCGTGTCGGTCCGCTGGGAGATCATCGGTCCCCGTGGCCTGGCCGCCATCCAGCGGGTGTTCTCACGGCCGTGGGTCCGGGTGGCCTTCCACAACGTCCTCTACGACCTCCCCGTCCTTCGTCACCATGGGTTCCGTCTCACCTGTCGGCTCGAGGACACGCTCCTGAAGCATCACAGCGCGTTCCCTGGGCTTGCTCACGACCTCCAGCGTGTCCTCACCCAGTTCTTCGTGGCGGCTCCGTGGAAGAGTGAGTTCCGCCAGGGCAAGAAAACCAAGGACCTCTTCGAGGACCTGGCCAACATCTCCCCGGACATCGGTGCTGATGAAGCCGAGAAGCGCTGGTTCGCTCTCCTCTGGTACAACGGCTGCGACACCCTGGCGACTGCCCGGCTGGTGGATCCGCTCGACGAGCTCCTCACCAAGTTCAACGCCTGGGCGTCCTACAACGAGGACATCGCTCAGGTCCCCATCGCCAACGAGATGCATGAGAACGGGACCCCACTCAACATCGAGCGCAACGACGAGATGGGTCGGTTCTTCACTCTCCGACTGGAAAAAGCGAAGGCGTTGTTCGAGGCGAAGGCGAACGACCCCGCAATTCGGACGAAGTTCCTCGACTACCTGGCCATGGAGCAAGCCAAGTCGATCCGCAAGGCCACCAAGGGCGGCAAGGGAACCCCTGAGCGCGTTCTCAAGAACGGGAAGATCAAGCCGGCCAAGCCGGGGAAGCCAGGTCGCCCTGCGGACCCGGCCGATTACGTCGAGCGCTGGTCCGTTCGTCACGCCGAGATGACGGCTCTCGAGGGCACCAAGCGCCAGATCCAGTTCAAGATCGGGGCGCCGATGCATATCGTCGCCTACCTGAAGGCGAAGGGCATCCCGCTCTTCCTGGAGACGAAGACCGGTCGTCTGGCGGCCGGTGAACCGGCGCTACGACCCCTACGTCACCTCCCAGAGGTGCGGGCCCTGTTGTCGTACCGTGAGAACAAGACCGAGCTGGCCACGTTCATCCTCGGGGTGCGGAAGGCCCTCTACCCGGATGGACGGTTCCACTCACGCATCTCGATCTCGAAGATCACTGGTCGGTGGTCGTTCGAGGACCCGCAGGCGCAGAACTGGACCAAGGGAAAGCCCAAGTGGGTCTGCATGCACTGCGGACGGATGGAGAAAGCACACGAAGCGAAGCGTGCCGATGGCGCCTCTCTCTGCCCAGACGTGCTGGGAAAGCCGGAGTGGCCGCTGGGCGTGTACCCGAACGAGTCGAAGGTTCCCTCTGAGCCCACGGTCTTCAAGAAGGAGAAGGGCACCTACGAGAACTGGCGGAAGAAGTGGCTTCTGCCTGATGGTACCGTCCACGAGAAGGGTCTGGAGAACGCCGGTGTGCCGAACCTCCGTTGGCAGGTGACGGCACCTCCGGGCTGGAAGTTGGTCGGGTTCGACATGGCGCAGCTCGAGGCTCGTCTGATTGCCCTCGAGTCGGGCGACGACTGGCTCATCTGGATCTTCGCCAACGACAAGGACATCCACTCCGAGGTGGCACGGGTGGTATGGGCCGACTTCGACAAGCAGCAGGTGGACGTGCGGAAGAGGCTCCGTGATTTCGTGAAGCGGCCGGAGTACGGCGCCTTCTACGGCGGCCAGGCCAACACGCTCTGGCAGAACATCCTGAAGGACGATCCCACCGTCAAGAAGCAGGACATCGAGAAGGTGTTGGCCCTGATCAAACAGAAGATGGTCGGGGTCGGCGCCTGGCATCAACGGCTGCTCACCCAGGCGATGCTGCCTCCGCACGAGCTCCGGTCGATGTTCGGGCGTCGTTTCGTGTTCCCGTTGGGGACCTGCTCGCCCAATGACGCCTACAACAGCACGATCCAATCGGCCGGAGCTGGTATCATGGCTCGTGGTCTCAAGCGGCTGTACGAGCAAGTCGAAGCCGATCCTGAGAAGTGGAACTGGAACGTCGAAGCCAACCTGCAAATCCACGACGCTTGCGTCTTCCTCTGTCGAGAGGAGCTCGCAGAAGAGTTCTGCGGGATCGTCAAGGCGTCGTTCGAGCAAGAGCACACCGTCAACGGCAAGACCGTCAAGTTTCCTGCGGACGCCAGGTTCGCGGATGACTGGGCAGGTCTGTAGAAGGAGAAACCGATGGAGCCCGCTCTCACGGACAACGCAGTGCAGGTGCTCAACAAGCGCTACCTCGTCAAGAACGAAGCCGGCGAGGTCGTGGAGACGCCTCGGCAGATGTTCGAACGGGTGGCGACGTTCATCGCCTCAGCCGATTCCGCCTACGGGGACGACCCAGGAGACTTCGCCGCCATCGCCTACGACATGATGGCCAACCGGGACTTTCTTCCCAACACGCCGTGCTTGGCCAACGCCGGGCGAGTGAACGGCACCGGCCAGCTCGCCGCCTGCTTCGTCCTGCCGGTCCCGGACTCCATGTACGAGATCATGGAGACCCTCAAGCACACCGCGCTGATCCACCAGAGCGGTGGCGGCACCGGCTTCTCCTTCTCACGTCTCCGCCCGAACGGCGATTTCGTGAAGTCGTCCACCGGCGTGGCCAGCGGCCCGATCTCGTTCATGCGCATGTACAACAACACCACCGACTGCGTGAAGCAGAGCGGTCTCCGGCGTGGCGCCAACATGGGCATCCTCCGTGTGGACCACCCAGACATCATGGAGTTCATCACCTGCAAGCAGGACATGAAGGAGATCACCAACTTCAACATCTCCGTGGGCGTCACCAACGCCTTCATGTCGGCGTTCTTCGGCGACGAGGCGTACGACCTCATCAACCCAAGGACCGGGAAGTCGGTCGGACGCATCGGCGCTCGCCTGGTGTGGGGGAAGATCGTGAAGAACGCCTGGCTCAACGGGGACCCGGGCATCTTCTTCATCGATCGCGTCAACGAGCTCGACCCGCTCACGGAGGTCCTCGGACCCATCGAGGCGACCAACCCCTGTGGCGAGGTGCCTCTTCGCGCCTACGATGCCTGCACGTTGGGCTCGATCAACGTGGGGAACTTCGTCTCTCACAGGGGAAACGGTGAGCCTATCATCGACTGGGGACGGCTCGAGCAGACGACACAACATGCTGTGCACTTCCTCGACAACGTCCTCACCGTCAACAAGTACCCAGTGAAGCAGATCTACGAAGTCACCCTGGCGAGTCGCAAGATCGGACTCGGGGTCATGGGTTGGGCAGACACGCTGGCAAAGCTGAACATCCCGTACGACTCGGAGAAGGCTCTCAAGCTCGCTAGCCAAGTGGCGGAAGGTCTGAACGACTGGGCCGTGTACGCCTCCGAAGATCTGGCGCGTCGGCGTGGTGCGTTCCCCGCGTGGGAAGGCTCGCGTTGGCAGAAGCGTGGCGACGAGCCCCGTCGTAACTCGACTGTCACCGTCATCGCTCCCACTGGTTCGATTTCGATCATCGCTGGGTGCAGCTCGGGGATCGAGCCGTTCTTCGCCCTCTCCTACGAGCGCAACCAGGCCGGCATGAAGATGAACGACTTCAACCAGGACTTCGCCGAGCGAGTGAGGCAGTACCTGAACGGCACCTCGGAGCCGGCGTTGTCCCAGGTGGCCATTACCGGGTCATGCCAGGACATCGCCGATCTGCCAGAAGGTCTTCGCGCCGTCTACAAGACGGCGTCGGAGATCGAGACCGACTGGCACGTGAAGATGCAGGCGGCCTTCCAACGGTACGTCGAAGACGGCGTCTCCAAGACGATCAACATGCCCAACAACGCCACCGAGGAGGACGTGGAGCACGCCTACCGGCTCGCCTGGGAACTCGGGTGCAAGGGCATCACCGTCTACCGGGACGGTTGCAGACCCACGCAGGTCCTGGAGACCAAGAAGGCTTCAGCACCTACAACCAAGTCATCGGCCTGGCCTTGGCGGAAGATCCCAGAAGAGACCGGCGAGCGAGAGGGCAAGACCATCACCAAGGGCACTGCCTTCGGGTCGCTGCACACCACGATCAACCGACACCCAGACGACAACCAGCCGTTCGAGTGCTTCGGCTCCTTGGGGAAGGGCGGTGCCGAGGTGACGGCGTTCGCCGCCGCACTCGGGCGAGCGAGCTCCTTGCTCCTGCAGATCCCGTCGGAGTTGTCGCCGACCGAGCGGCTCGCCATGTTGGCGAAGCAGCTCATGGGTCTGTCGGGGACACAGCACGGCTTCGGCGACAAGAAGGTGGAGTCGGTGCCGGATGCGATGGCCAAGGCCATCATCCAGTTCCTTGCCAAGGAGGGTGTGGCGACCGACGCCAAGTTGGTCAAGGACGTCTGTCCCGACTGCAAGAAGGCCGCCCTGGTCAAGGGAGGCAAGTGCGACCTGTGTGAGTCGTGTGGCTACAGCAAATGTTGAAAGAGGTGACCTGTGTCCGATGATGAAGCCGCTGTCATTGCAAAGATCCAGAAGGTCGCAGACGAGATGATGAAGCCGCTCTTGGAGAGCGGGCTCAGCCTCTGGGAAGGGATGTCGGCCGTCTCCTACTTGGCTGTTGGGGCGATCCGTTACTCCGCGGGGGCCGCGGACAAGTGCCCGGCGTGCATCGCCGATCGCTTCATCGCGCTTCTGAAGGAGACGACGGATCTGGCAACCCATATCGGTGACGGAACAAGGACGGTGCACTGATGTCGAAGCTGTTCTACGTGGCCTCTGGTCTCGCAAACGCCGATCGGGTGGGGAACCTCGTCCGTGAGCTCGAGAGCTACGGGTGGACCTGTACCTATGACTGGACGCTCGCCGAGATCAGTCCTACGGAGGGTTCGGTCGGTACGCCTGAGGAGAAGGAGCAGATCGCCTGGCATGAGATCAACGGCGTCATCGAGGCCGACATCATGGTGCTGTGGCTGCCAGGCGGCCGTGGTGCCCACGTCGAGCTCGGAGCGGCGTTGTCCTCCATGATCCCTGTCCTCCTGGTGTACGACAAGGAGGAGGACTTGAGAGGAGGGAGCGGCTTCGGTTACGAGTGCATCTTCTATCTGCACGAGCGCGTGACGAAGTACAAGTACACAAGGGACATGGGTACGGTCGCGCTGGTCCACGAGATGGACCAGTTGTACGCCGCGCTCCTGTCCGAGACTGAGGACTGGGTCGCCTCGAAGGGGGGATGACGATGAGCGCGACGAACAGGGGTGAGGAACGCTACGACTTCGACGACTACCCTACGCCCAATTGGTGCGTCCACCGGATGCTCGACAAGATGAAGCCGTACCTGCACGGTGACTTCTGGATCGACCCGTGCGCGGGTAGCGGCTCCCTGATCAAGGCGGTGAACAGCCACTACGCCGTCCCCAAACTCAACTGGCACGCCAACGACATCCAGGCGGTGAACAAGGAGCCGCTCTTGCGCCTCGCAAGCTGGGCGAACATCAGCGACATCACCCACTGGCTGCCCGACGACGAGCTGCCCAAGTACGACGTCTGGATCACGAACCCTCCTTATAATCTCGCTCGCGAGGTCATCGAGGTCGGGATGCAGCACGCCAAGACGGTGGCGATGCTCCTCCGGCTGAACTTCCTCGGCTCGAAGGCGCGGCACCCGTGGATCTCGACCCATATGCCGAAGTACATCGGCGTTCTTCCCGACCGGCCGGCGTTCCGCGTCTCCAAGAAGACCGGCAAGCTGGGGACGGACGCGACGGAATACGCCTGGATGGTGTGGCAGGCGTGGGATCAGCCTGGGACGTTCGACTTCCGTCGGAAGGAGTCCGAGACCTTCATGCTGGGGTTGACGGATCCTCGAGTCCTCGAAGAGGATCGAGAGCGAATCAGGGCTGGTTGCACTCCGCGCAGAACCCGCAGTGAGCCTCCTCCTCTTCCTCAGGATTCGTCTCCAACTGCGGCTTCGTCTTTATCAGACCCGCCTCACGAAGAGCTGGCTTGAGGTCCTGGATGTCCTTCATCTTCTTGAAGGGCACACCCAATCCCTCCTTGAGGAACTCCATGATGTCCTCGACATCGTCGGCGCCGGGGAGCTCGTTGTTATCCGCCTTGATCTGATTGATGCGGTCGAAGCTGCCGTCGGGCTTGAGGATGGCCTGCATGGTGAAGAGCCGGGTGCCGTCGGCATCTCGCATCGAGAAGATCTTGTTCTTCCCCGACTCCACCGCTTGGATGAAGCCGAACTGCTTCGAGCCGACGCAGAGACCACGACCACGACCTTCAGCCGGCAGTTCGGACGCCAATAGATCGACGACGTAGCCACCGTCCTTGAAGCGGTAGATGATGCGATCCTCATCGATGGCCTCGGCCGCTTTGCCTTCGCCCTCGACGTCTTCGAGGGCGGCGGCTACGGCTTCCTCGAGCTTGTCCCAGTCGGGGTCCGCGTCGGCGTAATGCTGAGCGTACTCCGAGATCTCGATGCCGTACCTGTTGGCCGCCTTCTCGATCTCGTTGAGGTCTAGGTTCAAGTCGGTCTTGTGATTGATCTCGACGAGGGCGTCCTCGATTTCGTCCGGGTACATACCCTCGATGATCTCCTTGAGGTCGTGTTGGTCGATGTAGAAGCTCTCGTAGGCAGTCGCCTTGAAGAAAGCCCCGCTGTAGGAGTCGGCGTTGTAGTCGAACGTCCAGTTGTCGCGGTCCTGCATGGCTTCGTTGAAGGCGGCGTCGATCTGCTCGAAGGAGTAGTCCTCTGCGAACTTGTGGCGGAGGTCGTCCAGGAGCTCCTTGTAGCGACGGCCGTGACCTCTCTCGATGTAGCCAGCGGCGTCGTTCTCCATCTCACCGAAGTAGTAGTCGAAGTCGCCCTCGAAGCTATCCTGCAAGTAGTTGGTGTCGGGCTCCTGAGTCCACTCGTGTCGCTTCACGAACTCGGCGACCATCTTCTCGATGCGTTCTTGTGACTCTGGATCGTCGGCCCGGATCTGTTCTTGGACTTCTTCGTCGAGCTCGTCCCATTCATCATCCGGGATGTCGGCGCGGCGGACCCGCCCACGGCGCTTGCGATCAGCCGCATGGATCGCAGCCTGGAGATTCTCGTCGAGCTCCTCCCACTCGTCGTCGGAGAAGGCGCTTCGGGGGAGCTTCAAGAGCTCCTCCTCGGTCATCTCTTCGAGGGGCTTGAAGACCCTCGTGGGGGAACTCTCGAACAAATCCGGGTGGGTACCAACGGTCGGGTTTCTTCGCCCCATGTTCATAGGGTAGCATAACGGTCGAAGTTGACGTACCCCCCGTAAGGAGGCTACACTTTTAGCTAATCCGGTTAGGAGCTCCCTGATGCCCGCAAAGCGTGGTGCCAAGCGACCGATTCATCTCCCTGCTCTGGCGACTCGCAAGCGACGTGCTCGCAAGAACCCGTCCTCGGATGGGTTCATCTCCAACGCCAAGGACGCAGTCATCGCCAACGGCCTGGTCCATGCGGCCGGAGGCTACGCCAGCGCCCGCCTGGCCGGTCGAATCGCTCGCCGCATGCTAGCGGCCAAGTTCCCGGCCCTGGGCCGCCACGCCACTCCGCTGGGCAACGTCGCCATGGCGGCCGTGATCTACATGGTCACCAAGAAGTGGCGGAAGGTGCGCGAGGAGGCAGTGATCGGCGCCGTGATCGCGGTCATCCAGTCCATCCTCCAGGCGTACATGCCCGGCTTGGCCGCGATGCTGATGGACACGGACGCCAGCCTCGAGCTGGCTGGGGCGAAGGCGGCGGCCGGTCTGGATGCTGCGCCGCAAGCGATGAGGAAGCCTGGTCTCCGCAAGAAGTTCGTCCTGCCCGGTGAGATCGAGGCTGGTCGTGCCGAGGAAGCGCGAGCGAGCTCCAACGGGCCGGTGAAGTACGTCATGCCCGGCTCTCCTGGATCAGGTTACGGTGCGCCATCGGTCGGAGACGACTTCGAAGACGCCACGGCGAACATCCCGGACACGGCTGGTGATCTCGAAGGCGACGACGACCTGGGCATCTTCAACCAGTAGGAGGTCCTCTGCTCGAAGTCATCGAGTGCCTCTCGGACTCCGATTCGTGGAGTTTGAGCTCGGAGAGCGATCCGCCTGGTGAGCCTCCGGCGACTCCTCCGCCAAAGATCAGGTTGAGCGATGACGAGAAGAGGCGGAAGACGGTCCTGATCGTTGAGGACGATCAGGACGTCCGCGTAGCGGTCATGGACTGCCTGGCAGAGGAACACTACAGCGCGGTTGCGGTCCGCAACGGTGTGGAGGCCATCTACTACCTCACTCGCGTTCCAAGGCTGCCAGACCTCATCCTGCTCGACCTGGTGATGCCTGTGATGGATGGCTGGACGCTCAGGAAGAAGCTCGAGGCGAACCCCGAGTGGAACCGGATCCCAGTCGTGATCTACAGTGCCAACACTCGGGTCCGACCCATCACGGCCGCTGTTGTGCTTGCCAAGCCGATCAGCTTGGCCACGTTGGTGGACGTCATCGAAGAGCAGATCGTGAAGAAGAATAAACCATGAAGCTAGTCGATCTCGACCCGAGATGGATCAGTAGCGGCGGTGAGGGGATCACACGGAACGGCCAGCCTGTCCTCCAACGCGACGGCGTCGGGATCGGCTGTGACTGCCCATGCGGTACCGAAGGATGTTGGCTGGCAGTCTACTTCACGAACCCGATTGATGGCGGCCCGACACTTGAGGGTGTCACCGTCTCCTGGCAGCGGACCGGTGACACCTTCGAGACGCTCACGCTTCGCCCTTCACTACAGCGACGAGGCGGCTGCGACTGGCACGGCTTCTTGACCGACGGCGTCTTCGTGAAGGTCTAGAACTCTCTCAACAACAGCCGATAGAGAAGGAAGTAGGTGAGATTCTCGCCTTCGAGCCGCACCCACACTTCATGGTCGATCATAACGACGCCTGCACACGCTCGATGATGGGGAGGACGTCGAGGACGCGCTTGAACCAGGTGTGGTTCTTGAGCACCTCTCCACGGCCAGCCCTGCCCATCGCCTTGGCCTTGTCGGGGTTGTCGAGGAGCCAACGTACTCTGGTGACCAACTGATCGTTGGTCCTAAAGAACAGGCAGTGGTCGCCGTCCTTGAACTCAGTCTCCAGGAGAGGGATGTGGTAGCAGACGATGGGCGTACCGCTCGCCATGGAGATGAGCTGGCGGTCGGAGTAGTAGAGCGGGATGTCGTTGAAGTTGGAGATGGAGACGCCCACCTTGGCGCGCTTCCACACGGAGACCTGATCCTTGACGTGGCAGGCACCCACCGTGCGGATGTCACCCGGCCAGCCCATGCCGACGACTCCGTAGTCGAACCCTGCATCGCCTAGAGCCCGTAGGGCTCCCTCGCGTTGAGGGGTGCCCGGGAAGGCTCCCCCGTAGTGGTTCCCGATCATGACGACGTCGGGGACCCGGAAGGGCGGCTTCCAGTTGCGCTCCTCCAGAACGTCTTCATGCCAGTCGAGACCCATTTGCAGGTAGTGGACCTCGGGGGCGCCAGCCGCCTTGAAGAGCTCGGTCTGTCCGGCCGCCGCGATGAAAGAGACGTGAGTCGTCTTGCAGATCGACGAGAGGTAGTCTGAGACGTCGGCTCTGCAGTCACCCATCCAGTGACTGAGCACCGTCTTCGGCGACCGTTGCTGGATCTCACGAAGTCCATCCGCCTCGATGATGCCGGTGTTCTGGCACTGTAGCCACAACCAATCGGGCTGGAAGTTGACGACTTCTTCCACGAGCTGCCTGGTGATCTCGTGGGCGTTGAGGCCCCTGCGTTCGCGCTCGAAGTAGTCGAAGTGGCTCGTGTAGAAGAGCGACTCGAAGGCATGCATCATCCCCCGTTGGGGGTGGTCGTAGTTGATGGTTGCCGTGAGGACCTTCTTGATCATCGAAGTACCTTTCTGGCGGCGTAGTCGCGTTGCATCATCTCCGCCCGGCCGACGATGTCGCCCCAGGGCGGTACGAAGACGTTCGGATCCTTCCGGCAGACGCCGAATCCGGTGTAGTGCAGCATGTCGAGCTTCTGCTTCTCCTCGGGGACGAGATCCCAGAAGACCTGCATCTCGCAGGTCGCCATGTCGAGCTCGAGATCGTCGAAGAAGATGAGACCACCAGGTCGGACGAACTGGCGATAGGCGACGTACTCACCGTAGGTTTGGTTGAAGTTGTGAAGGCCGTCGATGAAGAGCAGGTCGAAGTAGTTGTGAAGGTCTCGGTGCTCGCTAGCCCACACCATCGAATCCGCGGTCTCGGCCATGGCAGGAACCAGCTTTCCCTCCAGGGCGCGGTCGAGTTGCACTTTCGCGTCCGGGTTGATGTCGATGGTGCGCACGAAACCGCCATCGTTGGCGAAGGCGAGGTGCGCGGCTGAGGCTCCTAGGTTGGTCCCAATCTCCAGGACTGCCAGCGGGTAGAACTCTTGAACTAGTTCATGAAAGAACTGGTAGTAGAGACCGTCGTCCCCAGGATTGAGCGAACCGTTAGCCAACGTCTTCAGCCACTCAGGTCGATCGTCGGAGATCTTCGGTAGTAATTGGGCGATAGCAAGACAGTTGCCGATGGTTGGGATCATGGCTTCTCCAGAACAAGGATGGCTGGGTAGACAATGGCACGCTTGGCACGACCGTCAAGAGCGTAGCCCTCTATGTGGGATCGCAGCTCTTGTGGTTGCAGAAAATCGTGATGCCAATCCTCGACGACGTAGAACCCACCCGGGTTCAGCATCTCCCAACACCGGTCTAGCGCTGGGAACACCGCCTTTGGTCCATGTCCACCGTCGTCGATGATGAGATCGAAGCAGCCGAGATCTCGAACACCCGGATCAGGCATGGTCATCCCGATCAGTCTGAAGGTGGTGTGGCAGCAATAGTAGTGAGCCTTGCACACCTCAGTGACTTGACCCAGATCGTTGTCGATTCCGACGATCTCGCTTGGGTGCCACAAGTGCGCCCACAGCGCAAGACTTCCTCCTCGACACACGCCGATCTCCAGAACTCGCATGGGAGCCAAAAAGATCTGCTCCAGGAACCGGTTCCAGGACTCGCGAACGATCTCGTCCTTTTGGTGCGCAAGTTCAGGGCCGCTGCCCGGAGCCCCGTTGGCCTTGAACTGGAGAACGTGACCGCACTCCAATTCCATCCGCGCTTCGATTTTCACCCGATTACCTCCGTGCGAGCGTAAGGGTGATCATGGAGCGGAGCGATCTCGAACCCACGCCGTTCGGGGTTCCAGATGTCGATCGTGGTTGGGTGTACGTCCTTGTCTCCTGGCTTCCAGCCAATAAATTTTTCCTCGAGCCAGTTGGGACGGAGCTCAGCCTGGTGGCCGTGACAGGACCACTTGTACCGGGTGAGCGCGACCGACTGGGCGTAGCCGGCGTGGATCACTGGGTTGAGACCGCTCAGGAAGCCTTGGGGCCCGCTGTAGCCCACGTTGAGGACGCGGATTGGCATCCAGTGGTCCACGTTCACCCAGTTGAAACTCCTCCACAGATGAACCATGTTGACGCCGCACGTCCCCGACCAGGACTTGATGCCATCAGCCATCACGAAAGCCTTCTCCACTTGGCCTGGCTGCCAGATCTCGTCGGCGTCCACCACCAGGACCTGGCTGGCACCCACCGTCTCGGCGACCTTGTAGATCGCGTTGCGATGGTCACCCTCCGACGTCCAATGTCCTCGATGCCACACGATGGGGATGGAGGAGAAGCGGTGGGCTTCCGCGAACAACTCCTCCTCGCTGTCGGGACAGGTCATGTTCGTCGGGTGACCGTAGCTCGGACGCTCGGTGTACAGGACATGGAACTGGTCCACGGACTCCTGCACCGAGCGGACGGCCCACGCCAGGTACTCTTTGCCGTAGTGCAGAGCGCAATACGCGATCCTCATCTGATCTCCTTCAGCGCCTGCAGCGCTCCGTTCGGGAACTGGTGTTCGATGCAGAGGCGGTTGAAGAAGCTGTGACGCATCTGATCGACGTTGCATGGAATATGACCCTGCACCGCCTGTTGACAGAACTCAGCGATGTCGTGGTAACCGATGCTGAGGAAGTCCACGCCAGGGATCAGCGGGAAGGGATCAGCGCAGTGCTCAGAGACGAACAGCGTCGAGAAGGCTGCTCCAACAGCGAAGCGCAACGGCTCGCCGATGAGCGCATCGGTCTGGTGGACGTTGAGAAACAGCTTGGAGCGAAGGAGGCCACCGGCCCGCTCGCTGCCCCAGGAGTTCGGCGCCAAGTCCAACCCTAACTGGTGGAGCCGCCCGTAGATGTGGTTCCGCCGACCGTTCACGTAGGAGTAGTGCGTGATGTCGTGAGCTCGCGTCTCGCTGGCTGGGATCAAGAGACCAGGATGACTGCCCATCACCACGAACTTCATGCGGGTGTCGAGGGTTTGGTAGTAGCGGTCGGCCACCCAGATTTCATCCACGTGCGTGAATGCCTCGGTGATGACCTCGTTGAAGTTGCCGGCATACTCCCCGTCCGGTCGCTCGAGGTTCCACCACACGATCTTGGCTCGACGCGCCTTTGGGAGTTGGCGGCTCTTGAGCTCTCCGGTGATCGGAGTCGTCACGTAGATCGTGTCGGAGTTGATGTCGATCTCGTCCACGAAGCAGGTGGGGAGGCCAGCGAGCTCCACCATCTTCCAGAAGTCCTGATAGCTATCGTAGTGGTGTCGCGTCCGAGCGAACTTGAAGTTCATGCCAACCACTCCGGGTTTTCCATGTACCAGGCCACGGTCTCGGCGAGCGACCTCTCGAGGTTGAGGGAGAAGTTGAAGCCCATGTTCTTCAGCACCGTCCCGTCCAGAGCGTAGCGCAGGTCATGACCAGGCCGGCTCGAGTGGAAGTCCACCATCTCGTACTTGAGCGGCTTGCCGACGAGCTTAGCGATCATCTGAGCCAGGGAGAGGTTGTCGATCTCACACTCGCCCACCAGGTTGACTTTGGTGCAGCGGGGGAGCTGCTTCTCGCAGTGCTTCTCGATCAGGAACTTGAGTGCCTGGCCCACGTTGCGGGCGTAGAGATAGAAGCGACTGCCCGCCTTCGCACAGGCGGCGTCGGCATGAACGGTGAGGACGTACTCGCGTAGCACGCAGGCGATGACCTTCGGGATGAACTTCTCGGCATGCTGTCTCTCGCCGAAGACGTTCATCGTGTGAGTGCAGAGCATGGCCAGATCGTAGGTGTTGGAGAAGGCGACGGCCATCTCCTCGGCACCGGCTTTGCTGGCGGCGTAGGGGTTGCCGCTGTTGTAGCGGTCCCACTCGCGGTAGGCGGTTCCTTCAGGCGCCGGTCCGAAGATCTCGTCCGTGCCGAAGTGGATGAAGAGCGGGTGCTTGCGTATGGAGGACATCATCATCTTGCGTGCTTTGGTCCACTCGAGGAGGTTGGTCGTCCCGACGACGTTGTCCATGACGAAGGACATCGGATCGATGATAGACCGATCCACGTGGGTCGAGGCAGCCATGTGGAGGATGACGTCCACGTGGCCGATGGCGCGATCGACCGTCGGGTTGATTGCGGCTCGCAAGTCGTGCCAGACGAACTTCACCCGGTTGGCATGCTCCTTCCAGTGCGGGATGTCGCGCAGTCGATGCAGGGTGCTGGTCGCGTCGATGCGATCGAGGCCGACGAGCTCCCAGTTGGTCTCGTCGAGGAAGAGGGAAGCCACGTGATGACCGATGAAGCCATTCATGCCCGTGATCAGGACTCGCATGCGTTCTCCTAGTAGAGGCAAGGGTCCCACTTGGGACAACCCTCGCGACAGTTTCCCTCTCGCACCGTCTTGTCGGTCTTCAGGATCTCGAGGCAGCGCTCCGCGGCCTCCAGGCACGTCTCTCCATGGCCTGTGACGTCGCGTGTAACACCGGTACCTGGGTGAAAGTGATAGTCGCGCAACCACACACGCCACGAGCCGCTACCGAAGCACTCAGCGGTGACGTGATGGCCGACGATCCTCATGATTTCGTTCATCACCTCGTTGAGGCGATCCTGCTCCTTGCGCGTCGCAAGTCCACGATGGCGGCTCATGCGATTTTCACCAGGGCCCGACGAAGCTCCTGAAGCAGACCTGGGGTTAGTTCCACCGATGCTTCCGGGAAACTCGCAGAATCGGGCAGCACTCTGCGGTCCCTGATGCGCACTTCGAATCGGCCGTCTTTCACTGCCACGATGCAGAACTCTGCACCGTCCACGTGGTACTGAAGAATCGTTTCACGCTTCGTCATGCTGGCACCTTCTCCCAGGCACCGCCCCACCTCTGCTGGAAGAGGTAGGAGTCGGTCTGCCCGTCGTTGTTCTTGATGCGGAGGCTGTCTTGCGCGTTGAGGTCGTGGACCTGCAGGTTGAAGGCTGGGAAGACCTCCCACTTCAGAACATGCAGCCAGCATCCGAACTCGGTGTCGCCGCCGTAGGTCCTGTAGATCGGGTTCCAGAACTTGCAGCCGGTAGGATCACCCTGGCGCTTCGCCACCTGCATGCCGGCCTCCGTTCTGATCATCCCGAAGTTGGCATAGATTCGACCGTTCCATCGGTCGAAGTCGTAGCCGCCGCGGAGGTCGAACGCGAAGGCCACCTCACCGATCTTCGGGTCGCTGTCGATGAGCGCACGCGCTCTCTCGAGCATGTCCGGCGTGACGAGCTCAGCGTCGTCGTTCAGATGCACCACGTACTGGTAGCCGTTCTTGACGGCGTACTCGAAGCCAAGGTTGAAGGCGTTGACGGCACCCTGCAGGCCCGGGTTCTCCCAGATGTAGTCGCAGTCTCCCTGCTCGTCGAGCCACTCCATGGTGCCGTCGGTCGAACCGCCGTCCACCGCGATGATGTCGTAGAAGCTGGTGCCGGCGTTCTTGCGGATCGACGCCACGCACTGCTTCAAGTAGGAGAGCCGGTTGTAGGTTCCGAACACGATCGCGATGCGGGGAATCATGCTTGCCCCTTTGCAGGTTGGCCTTGATGGAGAAGCTGGTCGATCTGCCTCAGATCCGCCGCCGTGAGTTGTTGGAACTCACGGGCGGTGGCTACCAACTTCTCCACGATGAGGATGTCGGCGTCGATTCGCTTCTGAAGCTTCTTCTGCAGGTGGATCTCGTAGGCCCACAAGCCCACGAGCGCGATGTTGGTGGCGAGAAGGACCCACAGGAGCGTCATGGCAGCGGCCTCTCTGCGCAGTCCACGGTGTATATCTCGTCCGGGCTGCCTGCACCTGCGCATCCCGGCGGGTGTCGGACCACGAGACAACGATCGCCTTGGCGGAGGATCTCGACTTTCGCTTCTGTGCAGCTCAACGCGAAGAGGAGTCCGACCAACCACTGCCACCGTTTCATGACGGCGTCTCGTAGTCGGGGAAGCCGAAGAAGCTGCACGTGGCGATGTACGCCTTCTTCTGGTTCTGATGCTTCTGCAGCTCCTCGAAGTAGTGCTCGATGAAGCCGGGAACGAGCGGTGTCTCGCCGTCGTCCGTCCTTCCGAAGTAGGAATGCCCCGGTGGTAGCGGGAACTCCTCCGGGGTGAGATCGAAACCAGCCGCCAGCTTGGCTCGTGCCTCCTCGACCTCGTCCTTGATCGGGTCTTCAGAGATGAAGACACTTGGCTCCTGGATCAGCACCGTCGTCGTGTGGTGCTCGAGCTCGTGCAGGCCGATGGCGTCCTTGACGATCTCGTGCAGGGTTCTGAATTGGGCCTCGGTGAACGCCCGCTTGCCACCCTTTCGCTTCGTCTTCGCTGGATTGCGCTTCTTCATGCGAGTCCTTCCTTCTCGGCGAACCACTCGTGTACAACGAGCTTGCCTTCGTGGCCGACGGCGTAGACCTCGGAGTCGTCATCCACCACCGACTTGGGAACCCAGAACTCGTTTCCGTCGATGATGCAGAGGAGAGCGCGCTCGGTCTCCTTCACGCACTCGACGTCCTCGAGCGTGATCGTGGAACGCGGCATCTACCACCTCACCTTCAGACCGTGCTTCTCTTCCAGGTGCATGCGGACGTAACTGGGCGGGCCGGTCGTGTTGTTGTGGAGGACGTCACCGCAGTCCTCGCAGAGAACATGGTAGCGGCGGCGGCCCGTGTGGAAGCCTTCACCCTTGGCTGGCGAGATGGAGAATAGGACGCCGGACACGACGACGTCGCAAGTCACGCCGGCTTTGGGGCCGTTGTGGCCGTAGATGTCGTCCGGTCGCGGCCAGGGGAAGGGCCAGTCGATGCGTTTCGTGTCGGGCGGATCGACGTATCCAGACACGGTCGTCTCCTTCTGCATGAGACAGGTGCAGCCCATCGGCACGAAGGAGTGACCCTCGTCGAGTGGACTCCCGTGCCTCTTGCGACTTCCACCGCACCCGCAGGTGTCGGGGTCGATCACCTGCAGGCAGCCACGACAGAGGATCTCGGTGTGACGTTCCTGGTCCATCACTTCCTCTTCAGGAGCCGCTGTATCGCGGTCCAGCAGAAGTCGCAGAGGTCTCCGAAGGCTCCGTGGTCGGTAGGAGGTGCGTGCGCGGCGCCTGCGTGACATTTCAGCATTCCTTCATCTCCTTCAGCCAACGAGCGACGTCATCCTTCGTCACCTCGAACAGATCGGTGCTCCACTCGCCCGTCCAGGCGACGAGGAAGACGGCGCCAGAGTCCATGTCCTGTGCGGCACGACGCAGGACTTCGAGTTTGTCACCCTTGTTCTTGACGAAGTGGAGGAGACCGTCCTTCACACGTCCGAGGGTCACCCTTCTATCCCAGAACGGGCTGTTGTTGGCATCCGTTCGTGCGTGTCTCCACCCCATGTACACCCCTTCCTTATATGTACATCACTTCTTCTTGGGGTTCAACAACTCAACGGCCTTCTGCTTGGCCGCCTCCCCCCGCTTGTCGTAGATCCGCGTCGTTTCGATAGAAGCGTGTCCCATCAGGTCTGCTACCACGTTCAGGTCGGCGCCCTTGTCGAGCAGGTGCGTAGCGAAGCTGCGACGCAGGTCATGGGGTGTGAATTCGGTCACACCGGATGCACGACGCAGCTCGTAGAGGACGTGGTTGACCCCCACCAGACCGAGTCGGCGGTTCAGTGCCTTGGACTTCGCGTAGCGGACGAACAGAGGACCCGCGTCGCGTTGTGCGATCAGCTGTTCGACCTGCTTGCGCCAGCCGCTGGGCACGTAGACGGTTCTGTACTTGCCCCCCTTGCCGCGGATCTGTAGGCCGCCGGTCTTCTTCTCGTAGTCCTCGACGTCCAAAGCGGGCACTTCCGCCCGACGCAGCCCGGCCGCGTACATTAGGACGATGAGAGCGGCGTCTCGAACGCCCGCGGGGCCTGTGCAGGCTGCTAGAAGCCGGTCGATCTCGTCTTCAGACAGCGAACGTCCGGCCTCCGGCATGGTGCTGTGCGCCATCGACTTGACGTCGATCGCCTGCATGTACGTCTCGGCCTTTAGTTGCCCCATCCGCCAGGCTTCACGGAGAACCCCACGTACCGCGGATAGGCTCCGGTTGACGGAGCGGGGGCTGTAGCGCTCGATCAGGCGCGCTCGTAGGGCCTGCACGTGTTGTCGGCGAAGCTTCGTCCACGGCAACGTGAACGCATCGGCCTGGGGCTCGAGGATCCTGGCCACCGCGTGCAGGGCGGAGAGCATGGAGGCGCGTCCAGAGGGGGCCAGGGAAGCTAGGTAGACGGCGACGGGCTGCGCGGTGACAGGCATAGCCGCTTCTACCCGTACGAGACCCTTCTCACGCCGCATAGAAGGAGTATAGCGCGGTATAGAATAGGCATTCAAGCAAGTGCTAACTAATTGAAATCATTAAGGATTTCGTCCACTTCGAGATCCCCTCTGGCGATCGCAACTTGACCCTGTACATCGACTCCTGCAACATCGTTGCATGAACGATCTGCAGGGGCGGATCCTGATCACCGGGGCCAAAGGTTTCTTGGGCTCCCATCTAGTACGAGCCTTCCTGGACACCCCGATCTACCGCGCAGCGGCCAACGAAGGGGTGATCGAAGGCCTTCTCACCCCCCACCATGAGGATCTGGATCTTCTAACCCAAGCGGACGTGTACGACTACTTCTCAGAGCACAGACCCGACGTCGTATTTCACCTTGCCGCGAACGTCGGCGGCATCGGGGCGAACCGGAGACGCCCTGGTGCCTTCTTCTACGACAACATGATGATGGGCTTGAACGTGATCGACGCCTGCAGGGCCTTCAGGGCACGCAAGGTGATCGTCGTGGGCACCGTGTGCAGCTACCCGAAGATTCCGCCGCGCATCCCGTTCCTGGAGGAAGACTTCTGGGAGGGCTATCCCGAGCCCACCAACGCGCCCTACGGCATCGCGAAGAAAGCTCTCCTGGTGATGGGACAGGCGTACCGTGAGGAATACGACCTTAATGTCATCCACGTGGTGCCCACCAACCTGTACGGCTCAGGCGACGACTTCGACGATGACACCTCCCACGTCATCCCGGCGCTGATCAAGAAGATCCTCGCGGCGCAGAAGGCAGGAGAGGACCATATCGTCGTCTGGGGCGATGGGTCGCCGACTCGAGAGTTCTTGTACGTCGAGGACTGCGTGCGCGGTCTTCTCACCGCCGCGGAGTTCTACAGCGACTACATGCCTCTGAACCTCGGCAGCGGCCAGGAGATATCCATTCTCAACCTCGTAACGCTGATCGCCAACACGGTGGGTTGGCAGGGCAATGTCTGGTGGAACAAGGAGATGCCGAACGGGCAGCCACGGCGGGCCGTGGACAGCAGCGTCGCCTACTCGATGGGATGGAAGCCGCGCATGCACCTTCACGAAGGCATTCGTCTCACGATCGATTGGTACCAGAACGGGGGTGAGCTGTGAAGCGTGCGCTGATTACCGGAGCCGCGGGCCAAGACGGCTACTGGCTCGCCAAGTTGCTCCTCGAGAAGGAGTACGATGTCCACGGCATCGTGCGGCGGTCCAGCAACCCAGTGGTCGCTCGCGTCGCCACCATGCCCATCACCCTGCACGTTGCCGACATGACCGATCAGCACTCGCTCGACATGGTGATCTCGCAGGTCGATCCGCAGGAGGTCTACAATCTGGCAGCACAGTCGCACGTGGGTCTGTCGTTCGAGATCCCCGAGTACACAGCCGACGTCACTGGCCTGGGAGCGTTGCGCTTGCTCATGGCCTGCAGGAAGCACGCGCCGCAGGCCCGCTTCTACCAGGCCAGCACGTCCGAGCTCTTCGGATCGGCCCCCGGACCGCAGAACGAGGCCACGCCCTTCCACCCTCGCAGCCCCTATGGCGTTGCCAAAGCGTTCGCCTACTACTCCGTGCAGAACTACCGTGAGGCATACGGGATGTTCGCCGTGAACGGCATCCTCTTCAACCACGAGAGCGAGCACCGCGGGACGGAATTTGTGAGTCGCAAGATCACCATGGCCGCCGCTCGTATCAAGGCTGGGTCCCACACCAAACTGCGTCTCGGCAACCTGGACGCGATGCGCGACTGGGGACACGCCGAGGACTACGTCCGCGCCATGTGGATGATGCTGCAGCAGGACAAGCCTCAGGACTACGTGATCGGCACGGGTGTATCCCATACGGTGCGCGACTTCCTCGATGCCGCCTTCGGGGAGCTCAGGTTGCCGTGGGAGGGCTACGTGGAGATCGTGCCTGAGCTCTACCGACCGGCGGAGGTCAACATGCTCTGCGCCGACTGGAGCAGGGCCCGCCTCGAGCTAGGCTGGGAACCGCAGATCAGCTTCAGGGAGCTCGTCAAGCGGATGATCAGCCACGACGTGCGATTGGTACTGGACTCTCGCCGCGCCGTGAGGCCCTGATCTGCGCGAACCACCGCTGCAAGGCGGGGTGCGGCAGGCGGCAGCAGAACGCGCAGAGGTGCAGGTCTCCGTCCACGCTGATCCATCTGTCGGGGAGCGGCTCGGTGCCGTACTTCTTCACCGGTTTGGGCGGCGTCTCGATGCTGCACTTGTCGCAGGTGAAGTAGTAGGTCACTTGATAGAACAACCGAGCCGTTCAGCCATCTTGATGGCGTCCTCGGTAGTGGCGAAGGAGCCGTACGACTTGTCGGTGTCCCAGCTCACGTAGCCGTGCAACGCAACACGGCCGTCGGCGTGGTCCACGTAGCAGTGCTCGACACGACCGGTGGCCATGGACGCCTTGTAGATCGCGTAGCCTCCATAGAACGTGAGTCCGCCAACGAGGACGACGATCACGAGTCCAAAGAAGGACGTGAGAGTGTCCTCGCTCCACAGCGACTTCCACGCCCGTGCGAATCTCTCCGGCCAGGTGACCACCGATTCGAGGAGCTTGGCGTTCTTCTGTCTGAGGACGGCGTTCTCCACTTCGAGCTCATCGGCGTACTGTCGCCAGAGATCTGCGTTGTCGCTATCACGATAGGGCTTGCTCATGGTTTCCCCTTCTGAGCCACCGCAGGTGGCGGCTCTGTACATTGTCCTCGCGGAGTCGGCTTGCACTCGCACTCCGCGCCACCAAGACCTCCGTGACACTTGCAGACGAACCCGTTCTCCCAACGGTGCTTCACCTGGATGGTGCAACCCGGACCGGCGTAGACGGCAGCCAAGATGAACACGATGTCCCAGAACCGACGACTCATATCGGACCTCCTGTGCAGAAGCAGTTACCGCGTAGCTTCCTGCACCGCTTGCAACGGTTCAGGAGGACGAACAAGAGCCCGCCTAGGTTGACGAGCAGCGTCCCGAAGATCATGGTGGCGAGGAGCGGCAGCATCACACCCGTGGCGGCCAGGTCCAGTGCTTGTGCTTCGGGTCTGGTGCGCACGGAACGTCGGGCAGCACACGATCACCGTAGGCGAGAGCACCGTGCACGCCTGGATCGTAGATCGGGCGCAGGTAGACCGCGTAGCAGCGCTCGTCCAGCTTCGGGTTGTAGCTGTGGTGATGAACGACCCAGTCGGATGTGCGCTGCAACGCGGTTACCTTGTCTTGGTCGAAGACCGATCGGGTGATGATGCAGACCATCGGCTCGTCGCAGCGCTCGTGCGGCCAGAAGAAGACGACGCGACCCGGTGTGGGTTTCATCAGCAGGCCTTTCCGCCGTGGCGGTACGGCCGCGTCACGTTGAAGAGGTACTTCTCCTCGATCGCGGCGTCGAGGTCGATGCCGAGCGCACCAGCGAGGTCGTAAGCACGGATCACGACGTCGGCGAGCTCGGAGGGGAATCCCTCCACCTTGCCGTCCTCGCGACGACGCAACTTCATGTCGCCTTCGCGGTAGCACTCCAGCGCCTCGCTGATCTCGGAGTGCATGAGGCACAACTTCTCTGGGATCACCTTCTCCGGCTCGGGCTGGTTGTCCCACCAACCCTTCTCCCTCGACAGCGCATGATGCTTGTTCATCGGATGCTTCATCGGCACACCCCTTTGTTCGGCCATGAGGGGAGCATCGATTTCAGCAGCCAGTAGAGGATCTGGGAATCGGAGATGCGGACTACGGACAACGTCATCGAAGCCCCCTGATGTACATAGACTACAAGAGGAGGCTCAACCTGTCCACGCCGAAGGCGCGTCACCCCCCTCGCAAAGCCACTGGTCGAGCTCCTGGAAGCCCTTGGCGAGCTGCACGCAGGTCTCCGCGTTGATCCGCTGGTCCTTGTCCGCCGCGTCGCTGATCTGCCGCGCCAGGTTGCGGAGGACGTTGAGTACCGCGTTCGGGTTAGTGATATCCATTACTTACCTCCTCACCCGATCCTGGGCACGGTCATCGGTCCGTTGGGGCCGACGATCCGCGGCGCTTCGCCGACCTTGAGCCGCTCCACCCGCGCCACCTGGTCGGCTTCGAACATCACCTCGGCCATGACCGGCTCGCGGTTCGGCCCCTCGCCCTTGCTCAGCATGACGAAGATGCCATCGACGGGTCCCGCCCTGAGCAGGCCGGCCGCCGCCGAGCTCGCCATGGCGCCCTTCAGCGTGGGGATGAGCGACTGGGTCTTGAAGTGGACCTGGCACTCGACTCCGGGGATGCCGTTCGCCGCCATGCCCTCTTCGATCAGCTTCTCGAGCAATGCCTTCATGTACATGAACCGTTTCTCCTTTCACTTCTTGTTGAGGAGCTCCTGCGCCGCCTTGACGATGAGCTCGGTGACCGAACACTCGTCCTTCTTGGCGCGCTTGCTCAGCTTCTGCCAGAGCTCCTCGGGCAGAAGGAGGTGCGTGTTGTGGACGGTCGGATCCTTCTTCTTTGCCATCAGCATTCCTCCAGGAACTTCTTCCAGTGGGCGCCGACCGCTCGATAGGAGAATCGGGTCTCCATTCGGGTCCGATCCGCGGTGTCCCGCTTCAGTCGCCTGTTGTAGGCGTAGCGCATGAGGGCCTTGGCGTCGCTGATGTTCGGCTCCGCCCAGTTCTGGCTGCCATCGATGCCCGTCGGCACCGCTCGCTTCATCGGCGTGAAGGTGAAGCCTCCGATGTTCACCTGCTTGCCCGCCTTCACCTCGGGGGTGATGGCAGGCGTGAGGAAGTAGTCGATCTCTTGCGCCTGCGAGTAGCCGCCTAGGAACTCCCACTGGCCGCCGAATCCCGTGGCGATCATCGGGTTGCCGACGATGGCGGCCTCGAAGGCTCCTAGGGCCCACGCTTCGCCTCGCGACAACGTGACGTAGCAGTGGGAGGTGTGGTGGAGCTCGCGAAGCTCGAGCTCATTGAGCCGACGGTCCTTCATCGGGAAGTCGTGCTTCACGAACTCGACCTCTGGGAGATCGTCCAGGCCGGAGCACCGCAGGAGGTGCATGACGTCATCGTCGATGACGTCCTGAGCGACGAAACGCAGCTTCACCTTGTCCTTCGACCCGCGGAACTCGGACAGGTACGCCTTGAGGAGGCCAATCGGGTTCTTCCGCTCGTTCCAGAGGTTGATGGTGTAGAAGATGTACGGTTCATCCGGCGGGACCGGCGGGTCCTCCACCCACCAGAACTTCGGCTCGAAGCCGTACGGGATGACCTTCAGCTTGTGGGTCTGGATGCCGCTGCGGGCGAGCGCGGTGCTCGTGAAGTTCGACGGGCCGATGACGTAGTCGAAGTGCGCATCCAGCACCTTGCCGTCCGACTCGGGTAGACGGTCCGTCTCCCAAGTCGTGTAGCAGATCTTCTTCACGCTAGGACCAGGGTCCAGGTCCTTGTTGATGAACTCGTGCGCGAAGCGCGGGATCGTCATCACGATGACGTGGGTCGGATCGTCGAAGGCCCGCACGCGCTCGAGGAGACACCCGTAGCGCGGATCGAGATCCTCGGTGTTGCAGTCGTGGAGTGGGGTGATCGAGAGGTTGACCCCCGCCTGGTAGAGAGCCATGGCAGTGTCATGCGCCGCCTGGGCGTAGCCGGAGTGGACCGCGAACGGACAGATGAACTCTACCTTGATGGGCTTGCCCATGAACGAATCCTCTCTCTCAGGATGGTGAGGTCCGGTTGTGGACCGTGGGGCATGTAGCGATCCTTGTCCGTCTGCAGGCGGTCGAGCAACGACTCGTTCTTCAAGGTCGGCTCGTTGGTGAACAAGGGCTCCTGGCAACGATGTTCGACTACCCAGGTGTTCACGTCCTCCCAGAGCTTCCACTTGCGGTTCGCAAGACGGATGCCGATCTCAATGTCCTCCTTCGCACAGCCGCCGTACGCCTCGTCGAAGCCGTTGACGTCGAGCAGCGCCTCGAGCGGGTAGCCGACAGCGCTACCTCGCAAGCTCGTTGGACCGATCTCGTAGTACGGCTCCGGGTGCCCCGGAACCGGGGGGAAGTCGAAGTTGCTCTGGTAGGCGTGCTTGAAGCGAACGATGCGGACCTCCTCCCACGCCTTGGTCACCCGCTTGAAGAAGTTCGGGTGAACCGCCGAGCAGTCGTCGAGGAAGAAGAGGTACTCGCCTCGGGCGTACGCGATGCCGGTGTTGCGAGCTCCGTTCTGATCAGGGAGTTGTTTCGTGTCCACCAACGGCCCGTGAAAGACGGATGGCTTCGGCGGCACGTGAACAACCCAGTGCGGTAGGTTGAACCGCTGCGTCCGGCGCGGATCCCACCACAAGCCAGCATCGACCAAGATCCACTCGAAGTCGGGGGTGTGGCCGCACGCTTCGCGAGCCACAAGAATGGACCCGATCATCTCGCGGACCATGGGGTTCTTGCGCGCCGTGATCGTGACGAGGGAGATCACGGAAGGAACCCGTCAACGGCCGCTGCGAAGACCTCCGGGCTCGTCTCGTAGTCCATCGAGTCCAACAGGAACGGTCGGCAGATCAGATCGTACTTGTCCAGCGCGGCCCACTCCTCTGATACGAGAGGCCTGGGCCAGTCTCCGATCATCGCGATGTTGGGAACACCAGCGGTCCACAGACGAGCGAAGTCGGTGACGGCGTTGGGCTCCTCCAAGTCGTCTGTGTTGGTGGGCAGACCGCGCTTCTTGTCGGTGGCCGCTTGCATTTGCTTCAGGCCCGTGAGGACGTTGGTAGCGGAGATGGGTTGCACCCCGAAGACGACGTTGACGTAGGAAGAGCTCAATCTTCCGCAGAAGTATTTCCAGAACTCGTAGAGGGGGTTGTGGGCATCGAGTACGGCGAACGGGATCACCAACAGGAGAGGTTCGAGTCCAGCCTTCACCATAGCTCGAATGTACTCGATAGCCAGGTTCCGCCAGCGGAGATCGCCCTCGGGTATGAACATGCGGACGTTGGCTTCCCTCACCATGATGTACAAGGTGATGTACAGAGAGGCAGGACGTCAAGTTGGAAGATTATCGGGAACGCTTGCCGAGAAAGTAGCCAAGAGCGCCCACAGCCACCATGGCGATAACGTTCATGGGGTCTTCGAGGATTCCGTCGAGTCCCTTCAAGCCCTTCGGCAGCTTCGAGTCGGCGATCTTCTTGACGCACCGCTTGAGCTTCTTGGAGTAGATGAAACCGACCGGACACGGATCCTTCGGCGGATCAGGCTCCACCAGGAGGATGCGCTCCGCTCCCCACTGCGGTCCCCAGGTGGGGTACTGGATCGGGAAGGGGTACGGGTAGAATCCTCCGCCCCGCCGATGATGCCAACCAAGTCCGGTGCGTCCCATGTTCATCATCCTTTCAGGAGACCGTACCCAACACCAGCAAGACCCACCAGACGCGCTGTCTTGCGCTCCATGCCGAGGAGACAGGCCACACCCATCGCGAGGAGCCCGAACTGCACAGCGGGCACCACAGAGCCCCAGGCGCCCAATCCGTCGGCGTTGCCGACGTACTGGAGCTGGGTGACGCCGCCCGTGTGGAACTTCCCGCTCAGCGGCGCCGGTGCCTCGGGCTTGCAGCACGGCTTGCCGACGTAGCAGTTGTTGCAGCACTTCTTCTTGGCGCCCTTGTGCTTCATCTGCCACCTCCGCACTCACAGAAATACCGAGACTTTCCGCATACTTGGCAGCGACCGTTCTTGCGAGTCGCGAGCTCGAGAGTGCTTCCACACCGCTTGCAGTGTCCGATCTCGAAGCGCTCCTCGTCGTCCTCACGACGACCGCCTGGGTGCGTCTCGGTTCGGAAGAGGCTGGGATCCGACTTGAGTCGCTCGTGGTAGGCGACGGGACAACTCTCCTGGCTGAACTTGTGGGTGGCGCGCTTGCGGCGCACGTGGACGGTGGTGGCACCACCCTTCGGATCGGTGACGACCTCGAAGCCAGCCGGCCCTGCAGCCTTGGTGAGCTCCTTCAGGAGGGCGTAGGACGTGTTATCGTCGGCGTCGAACTGCATGGTCTCGACGCCCAGAGCTGTGAGTGTGTCGTAGACGAAGGCTTCAGCAGCGCTGCCTTCGGGAACGACCGCGTAGGCTCGAGTCACACGTCCCTCGCGATGTTCTTCTCGATTGCGACTCGCCACCGGCAGAGACCAAGACCGAACTCCTGGCGCCTCCCTTCCGGTAGCTCCCAAGTGCATTCGAACGGCTCGACGGAGAGCTCGCCGGTTTCCGGCTTCCAATCCATGTCCTTGCGCTCCTGGCGCACGTAGAGGGCGTGCGGGGCACCGGGCATGGAGCACTTCGGGCAGATGAGGTGGAGGACGAAACGTCCATCCGTCAAGTAGAGGTCGGACTCGATCACCCGGTCACGCCAGCGGATGAGCGGGTGACCGATAGCCGACTTCGTCATGTCGATGGACGACTGGATACCGTGCTGTGCCGACTCCCCGGACGGATCGGGGACGTCACCAGCAATGTGGTAGAGGGATTCGCGTTGAGGGTCGAAGGCAGTGCTCATGGTGTACATCCTACCAGGAGCTACTTCCTCTTGCCACCACGCCTCTTCAGGAGGTAGATCCCACCGATCACTGCCACTCCGCCCAAGATCCATGGCAGGTAGCTGGGGGACTCCTGGATCGTGACCGGCGCCGCAGCCTGCCCCTTCCCGAAGACGGAAGCGATCGCGTCGAAGCCGGACTTGATGGTCCCGCCCCAGTCTGTCTTCGCGGTGGTCGCAGCGGCCGGCTTCGGGGTCACGCTGCCAAGAATCCCACCGGTGATGCTTCCAGTGAGGGCCGGCGTCGCACCCATCCCGGTCTTGATGTACTGGCTCATTTCTTTCCTCCAGCCGCCTTGCGGCGACGCTTCAAGAAGTAGGCGCCGCCGACGAGCGCGACGGCACCAAGCAGGTACCACTTGTACGTGTCCAAGAAACCGCCCGAAGGCGCGGCGGCGGCAGCGGCAGCGCGTTCGGCAGCTCGCTTGGCGGACACGCAGCGTTCCACGCCACCGGACCTACGATGAAGTTGTCCAGGACCGCAGGTCAAACCGAGACCGATGGGAACGTACTGGCTCATCGCTTTCTGCCCTTCTTGCGTCCTCGGCGCTTGAGATAGATGACTCCGCCTGCAAGCGCCATGGTACCCAGCAGGTACCACTTGTACTTGGAGACGAAGCCTTCCTGCACCGGAGTGACCGTGGTTCCTGTTGGTCCTGTGCTCACCTTGACGCCGGCTTTGGCCAGCTGGGTGCTCAAGGTGGGAATCATCCTCGAGAAGACGCCAGGAACCGCACCAACTGCGATGTACTGGCTCATGACCGCCTCCGTAGGAAGAGGAAGTAGATGGCCGCCGCGCCACCGGCGTAGAGGGCCCACTTCGGCACCTTGCTCAGCATGCCGGCCGCTGCGGCTGCAGGGAGTTCAGGAGCGGCCGGGGCCGGCCCGGCATCCTCTTCGCCTTCCTCTGGGGGAGCATCAGGGCTCCACGGGCCGCTGGGACCACCGCCTCCACCACCCCCGCCACCGGCGTAGGCTTCCGGCGGAAGAGGCATGGATGGACCCGGTACGATCGGCGTGAGACTCGAGACCGGTCCTGGAGGCGACTGCACGAGCGGTTGCGCCGTCGTGGCGGATGCGAACGACTTGGTGGAGAGCGTCGCGAGCGTCGGCTTGACCAACGACCCGGTCTTGGGCAAGGAAATCGTCCGCGACGGAGCGGCCAGCTTCTCGGTGATCTGCTTGAACCAACCCTTGTGAAGGCCGCGATTGCCCGGCGCCGTCTTGGTGCCGAGTACGCGCTTCACCTTCTTCTTGGCAGCAGCACGCTGCGCAGCAGTGGGTACGAGCGGCATGGCTTTCTTGACCTCCGTCTGTTTCACAACCGCGGGCGCCGGGGCCTTCACCGGAAGGAGTACCGGGGCCGTCACAGCGGCCACGGGAAAAGTGGGGACGGTGGCCTTCGTCACAGGTGTGAGCGAAGAGACCGGCCCCGCCGGCATGGGAGCGATCAAACTTGGAGCCGCAACTCGCGTCGGCGCTGGGGCTGGCGTCGTCGAGATCGGAGCGAGTGCAGAGACGAGGCTTGGCAGAGGTGTCGCCACCGATCGGATCGGAGCGGCTGATACGACGAGCGGCTTCACCGACACCGGTGGGATGACCATCGGCTTCGCGGCCGTGGCACGAGCCACAGCAGACACTGGGGCGGCCTTGGAGACCGCAATCGGAGCCGCCTTGGGCACAGGCTTCGGGGCGGGCTTGGGCGCAGGTCTCGCCACCGCCACCACCTTCTTGACGGCGGCCACGATCGGCTTGGGGGCCGTCACCGACAGGGTGAGGCCAAGGCTGCGTCTGTACGACATCAGCGCTTCCCCAGGGAGTACCCGATGAAGAAGGGGATACCCAGAACGGCGAGCGCGGCGACCGGCGCGACCCACTTGTGCTGCAGGGCGTACTTGTACGCCTTCAGGGGCGCCACCGCGTACTTGAGGCCGATACCAGCAGGCTTGGCGCCGCCAGGTTTGGCTGGCGGCTGCAGCGCGTTGATGTCCATGATGAGCCCCGTCACCTTGGGGAGTGCTGGGTCATCAAGGATCGCGGACGTGGCCTGCACAACTCCGCCCACCTTGCCGGCGTACTCGGCCACCGCGCCAGCGAGTGCTTGGCGGCGAGCTCTGCTCCGGTTGCGGTTGACGTAGCTCATCAGATCCTCAAGTAGCCCGTCGATCTTCGTCTCCGTCCCTGAACACGTCTCCGGTAGTTCGTGCAGGGTAGGCCTCGCGAGGCCGACGGGCTAGTTCAAGAGCCGATGCTACTTCTTCCTCCTTCCGGCCAGACGCATCACCAGGTTGCCGACGCCCAGCTTGGTCCAGGCCAGGTAGGCGATCCCAACGATCACGCCCCACTTCATGAGCTGGCCACTGGTGTCACACTGCCAGGCGCCGTACTTGGCGATGCACTCGTACTTCTCCTTCTCCTTCGCGTAGTCGGCGTAGGAGTTGATCGCCGCCATGAGCACTAGAGCCACGGCGCCAACCACGATCAACAGGGGCAGGATGCCCTGCGCCTGCGGGCCGGAGGGCGGTGGCGCCGCGCCGACGATGATCAGTCGAGCGAGGGTCGGAGCGTCCGATGGGAGACGGACGTTCGACCCGTATACCTCGAGCAGGAGCGCTTGCATCTTCGCCGCCAGCGTCGCCTCGATCTGAGCCCGTTCGGCCGCCTCTGTTGGGGAGAGCCCGGCGCGGCTGTTCATGTCGCGGTACTTGAGCCAGTCCTTCAAGGACCGCTTCATCTTGTTGAGCTCGACTCGAGGGTTCTTCATGGGGGTAGCTCCCATCCCACCGTAGTGGATGAGCTCCGCCAACGGCGCATCGGAATGCGGGATCTGGCGGACAGGAACGGTGTCGTAGTGCTTCGCCACTTCGTCTCCTACATGTTGACGATGCGGTAGCCAGGCAGCGCGACCACGAGCTGGCCCTGCGTCGGCGGCGTCGAGCCGCTGAACGTGATGGCCTCGTAGGTCGGGGTGACGGCGATCGTCGTGTTCGGGGTGAACAGCGACGGCACCGGCAGCGGGATGACGTTCTCCGGCTGCGAGAGCAGTCCACCAGGAACCGGGGACGACTGGAAGTTGCGCTGCGACCCGGTGTCGATGAACTGGTAGCTGATGTCGATGAAGTCGGCCGCGATGGTCTGCGTGGGGAGCTGCGCCGAGCACACCGGCCGCCACCGACCGAAGTTGGTGGCGCTGGAGGGCAGCGTCGGCTTCCACAGGATCATCGGGTAGTGGGTCATGATGAACGGGCCGTCCTGGGAGACCAGCATCTGGGCTGGGTTCCCCTGGCGACCGTTCACCGTGATGTCGAACAGCACGGTGCCGACGAGGGTATAGAAGAGACGACGACCAGGGATGGCGTCGATCTCCTCCTGGACGGTGCGCGGCTTCTTGGCCGCCTCCTTCAGGATGTCCATCTCCTGTCGGAGACGCATGATCTCCTGCTTGAAGGGGGCGAGGGCCTGTCTGAGGGCTGCGTTGTCGGACATCGGAAGCACTCCCTATACCCGGAGGTTGGGCTGGTCTGGTCGAACACCGGGTTGCGACTCGCCAGACCTTCGAGGGTAGAAGTGAGGGGGGAAGTCGGGCGGGGTGTGGGTGTACCCGACTTCCCCCCTCGTGTCGAACGACTACTGGACGTCGCGGGTCTGGAGGCCGTCGATGACGAACATGATCACCTTCTCGTCATCGGTGGCGCCCGTGTTCAGGTTCACCAGGGCGTCGGTGGAGCCCACGGTGAAGAACTGGCACTGGACCGCGAAGTTCTGGCGGACCGGCACCATGATGGGCCGCGCCAGCTTCAGGATCGCCTCGTGGGTCGGATCGCCGAGGTTGAAGATGGACGTGGTGTCGTCCACCGAACCCCAGACGCCGCCGCCCGACGGGTAGTACCAGCACGGCGCCTGGAAGGCCGGCTTGTCACCCAGCGACAGGGTGAAGTAGAGCTGCGAAGCCACCCGCAGGTAGTTCGCACGACGGTTGGTGCCGTTGAAGTACAGCCAGCACCGCAGGGCCAGGATGACGTAGGTCTGATCGGACGCGAGCTGGCCGGCGACCTGGAGGTTCGTGAGGTCCAGGCGGCCGATGTTCGCGTTGCCGAACAGCACCGTGGTCTGCTGGACCACCGGCGAGGGGGTGCCGGTGGTGCGGATGATGGTGTCCCAGAACGGCTGGTGACGACGTTCCTTGACTCCGTGAAGACGAGGCATCTGGCTTTCTCCTTGCTCTCGACGTCCTCTGTTTTGTCTCGACCGAGCATCATTGCCGGTCTAGTGGGGTGACTTCCCCATCTGCAGACGTCGATCCAGCGGGTAGTGCAGCGGGCAGCGCGGAGTGAAGTGGAAGGTGGGGGCCCCCGAAGGAGCCCCCACCTAGTCGCGTTCTAGTAGCCCCAGCCCCAGCCGCCGAAGATGCCGGCGTACAGGGAGTCGAGCTTGTCGGCGGCCGGCGTCCACTGGGGGACCGTTCGGACCATCGACCTGGAGGGCACAGGGGCCAGCATGCGGGCCGTGGGGACCGGGGCGACCATGGCAGGAGCACCGGCGGCGCCGAGCTCCTCGTAGGCACCGGTCTCCATGTACTCGCCGAGCTCCTCTTCGGCGCCCGTCTCGACGTACTCGCCCGTCTCGACGTACTCGCCCATGTCCTGCTGGAAGGCGCCGAGGGCCTCGTCGTACACGCCCTCCGCCGCGCCCAGGGCAGCCTGGACCGACAGCGGGGCGTACGCCTTGATGAGGGCCTCGATCAGGTTCACGCCCAGGCCGATCATGATCGGCGAGTGGTACCGGGACAGGAACCGGACCTTCTTGGTGGCGATGCTGCCCAGGACCACCATGCCGGCATGGAGGACAGGACCAGCGTGGTTGCCCAGCTTGTCCGCCACCATGCCGCCCAGGCGGCTCACGATCAGCCGGCCACCGACCATGGCGCCGACTACCGGAAGGGCAGCCTTGGCCACGGTCATGAGCCCGCCGAGCGGGTTCTTGCGGAGGCGGAAGCCCCGCAGGATGCCACCACGACGCCGGCCATGACGGCGCCGACGCGGGTTGTGACGCCGACGCCGACGGCGACGGGGATTCGCCAGCACGGGGGCGAAGGCATTGCGGCGACGACGCCGAGCGTGACGACGCCGACGAGGATTCCGACGAGCCTTGCGACGCCGACGCTTCCGGCGCGGGTTCATCAACGGCTCACCCGCTGTGAAGTGCCGACCACCGGCGTACTTCTTCCGCCGGGTCCGCCACGCCTTCTTGGCCGCACGACGCCGACGCGCCTTCCCGTAGCTCTTCCGGCGCACCTTGCCACGGCGGGCCTTCCGACGCTTGCGGAAGCCCTTGGGTCCGTACTTCTTCCGCCGGGTCCGCCACGCCTTGAGGGCGGCGCGACGGCGCTTGCTCGACTTCCTCTTCTTCGCCATCGGGGTTCTCCTTCTCTTGGGCCGTCGCGCCTTCCGGCGCGGGTTGGTGTACAACAGGGCCGCGTTGCGGCGGCGACGCCTCCGGCGCGGGTTGGCCAGCGCCGTCATGTGGGGGTTCTTGCGGCGGCGCCGAGCCTTGCCGAACTTCTTGTTGTGGGCCCGCCAGTAGCGCTTGAGGCCGATCGGCATCTTGCGCGAGATCTTCACAGGACCCTTCGGACGGCGCGCCTTGGAGCGCTTCCGCTTCGGGTTCAGGCGGGACGCCCGAACAGCAGCGAGGCCGCCGCGGGCAGTGGAAGCAGTTCGACGGGCCTTGATGAGGCCGAGCTTTCGCCGGAGGGCTGCGGTTCTTCCAGGAGGATTGACGAACCAGGTTGGCATGCTCTCTCCGTTCAGTTTCCCAACGACAAATCGTTGGGGGCGCTTCCGCGGTTACTGTTGTCCGCGCACCGGAGAGAGCGAGGACTTGCGAGTCTAAAGATACGGGTACTTCCAGGACCCTGTCAAGTTCATCTACGCCTGGGGGAGGATAGAGCGGAATCCAGCTTAGATTCCAAGCGGTTAAGAGATTCGAGAATCGACCGAAGTCGTACCTCCTGCTCCGCTTTGGATACCTCGAGCGTCTTCACACGCTCGTCGAGGGTCTTCTGCATGGCGGTGTACTCCGCCCTCGCGCTCACGAAGCTCTCCGCGTCGGGGTACTTCCCGAGACGGAACACCGTCACCGCGATCGGCACACCCATGGTGATGACGAAGGCGCACACCCACGATGCCACCTTCGCGATCGACGGACGAAGCATGTTCTCGATCCACGAGAACTTCGTATTGCCCTGGTTGAGGCTGTTCTTCACCTCTTCCTTGAAGTGCGCGAAGGTGTGCTCAATGACGAGCATGCGATCGCGCAGCTCCTTGAACTCTTCGGCTTCCTGTGGAGTCATCCGGTTATGCCTTCCGGTCTCACGTCCAGCATCCCGCCCCACAACGCGGCCTCGAGCCTCGCTCGAGGTCCCTTCACGTCGATGATGAGCAGGGCGCGACCGGAAGGAACAGCGTAGAGCTCAGGATACGGTCGCGCCTCTGCATCAGACTTCCTGCCGGCGGCGTTCTTGTACTGGAAGCCGAGACACAGGCCGAGCAGGTAGAGGCTCTCCACCTTCTTCAGCCAACTAGGAACCTCTTCCAGCGGACCCTCATCGATCATGGAGTCCGTTGGCACGTACACACCCACTCCGGCCTCGTGCTCGTGGATGTAGTCGTTGAACTTCGACTCCCACTTGTCGGAGCGATAGAGGATGTGGTAGGCATCGCCGATGTACATGAGCTCCGAAGGCATCTGAAAGCCTTCCAGAATGCCGAACTCCTGGGGATCGAACTTGGTGAAGCGCTTGTAACCCTTCACCGCGTCCATGAAGTCGGGGGGAGGTTCAGGTGGGTTCTTTTGTGGACGCTCGCCCAACTTGCGAAACATGTCCTCTTTCGAGAAACCCAGGTATCCGTGCATGTGATGCTTGCCCATGCCAGCGTCGGCATCAAACCAGGCGTTGCTCTGTCGATCAAAGTAGACCGTCGCGATGGTGTTGCCATCGTCGTCAACCACCAGTTGATTGCCGGTGTCCGCGTAGTCCTTGGCACGTTTCAACTTCACCGAATCGCCTCCAACGTCTCGACGAAGTGGCGGTTGGAGAGCGCGCTATCTCCACGCAGAGATCGGATTCTGGAGACGACGGTTCGAGCACTCATACCCATGATCCGCATCGCCATGGCAGCCACCCAGGCGGAACGGTTGCGGCCCGCAAAACAGGTGACGAGAACCTTCTTGCCCCTCTCCAACGCATCCGCCACCACGACCGCAGTGCGAAGCGCCCACGCACGCTCCGTCAAGGTGGGCTTGGCGTCGTCAAGGCCTACGTAGACGAGGTTCTGTCCGGTCTCTGGGAATCGAGGTTGGTACTCAAGGGCAGTGAAGACGATCATATCGAAGCCCTTCGGAAGAACCATGGGAGCCGAACCGATGAATAGGTTCGGATACACCTCAGTTCTGTCTGCGAGCTCCTTCATGTTCATCTCATGATGCGCCAGAGGCCGTAACCGAGCAACCCCAGGCCAATGTACAACGACCAAGAGGAGCCGCCGAGATCGAAGTCTCCCAATCCTCGAGCGATCTGGCCACGAGCAGCTGCGCCCTCACCGATTTTCCTCACGCCAGCAGGCAGTGCCCAACCAGCTTGGTCTGAAGCCACACGGGTGCCGAGATGAGATGGTGCCTTCGGGAACGCGGCGGTCTGATGGCCGTCCTCGTAGTAGTCGTACCGGCGCAAGGCCGGCTTCCAGACCGAGTAGATCACTTCTTTCCGCCCAGCCAGATCAGAGCCATCACCAGGACGAAGGTTCCGCCGAGGCCGAGAAGAACACTCTTCCCGTCCACCGCACCAAGACCATGCTTCCTGGAGGGAGGAGCCGGGTAGCCGCGCCAGTCCCAGGCGTAGGGCGCCATGCCGTGGGAGTAGAATCCATCCTTGGGAGCTGCCATCGGACTACCTCCGCTTCTTCTTGGGCTTGAAGATGAAGAAGGCCGCGACGCCGATGCCGGCGGCGGCGACCATGCCGTACCCGGACGTGAGGAAGTTCATGATGCCGCTTCCCAGGAGCGACGTGCCGGCGCTACCCGCGTCGGGCGACATCGATGACACGAGGCTCTGCACGGAGGCCACCGCCTGGCCCGCGGTGCCAAGGTACTTCCTGATTATGATGGCCGTCTTGTCGGCCGAGGCCGCCACGACGAACGGACGCTGGTACTTCTCCCAGGCGATGTAGACACCCTGGAGATGGTTCGCCTCATCCGTGGTGAGCTTACGATTGTAGCGATCCAAGAATAGCTCCTTGGCCCTCCGCGCTGCGGCAGCCGCCGTCTTCGGGCCGATCTTCCCATCGATCGCCACGCCGAGGACCGTCTGGAGCTGCTTGAACTTGGTGGTCACGGCTGGGCTCTTGCCGAAGCAATACTCCGCGCTGCCACCGCCCACACAATCGATCGACGTGCTGGGGATCGTATAGATGATGGCGGCGTCGAGCGGAGACACTGAAGCACCAAGGCTGATCGGCTCGCCGATCGCTGTGCGCTGCGTCTGCTTCCAGTTGATCTGCTTCATCGGCTTCAGGTTCCACCGCTTGTTGCGGCGGCAGAGCTTGTAGATATGCATCCACGGAACCGCCGGCCAGTTGCGGCCCGCAACCTGAGCGATGGCAGACTGAGTCGCCGCGTTCATGAGGCCGTTTCTCGGGACGTTGAAGCCGAGCTCGTTGAGGCACTTCTGGATGCCTTGCACGACCACCATGACCGGCTGCGAGGACGGATCGCTCTCCCCAGGCGTGAGGAAGAGAGTCGGGACCGCCATGCTGGCCAGATACGGTCGCACGCCCATGTCGGCGATGATCTGCCGAACGTCGAGCGGGCCGATCGGGAACTCAGGCGCTTCGGCTTCGCCGTTCTTCTTCTCTTCCTTTGCCATGATCAATCTCTCCTTCGAGTCACCAGGTGCGTGACGTAGAACGCGCCAAGACCGATGCCGGCCCACTTCATCCAAGTGGGCACGCTGGGTAGGAGCCACCAGGCGGCCTTGAATGGCGCCTTGACGATCGCCTGCGCCACGTCGTGCGCGGCTTCAGCAACCGCTTCTCCGAACATCGTGTACGCTCGCGGTGCCAAGAAGATCCCGCCGGACCGGAGCACAAGCTGTTCGGTGGACTTCCAGAAGCTCACCGCCAAGCTCTCCGGCAGAATCGAGTTGCCGTAGGCGTTCGCGAGCGCGGTGTTGATCCAACCAGTCTCCGACTGCCAGGCGGGGTACTCGCGCTTCCACGCGATACGGCCGGCGGAAGTGAGCAGCGGTGCTGCCACTCCGAATAGGAGGGCATTGAAGGCCTCATCGTTGTTCACGCGCTTGTTGACTTGCGTGAACGGCTCCTCCCAGAAGTTCTTCAGCTTCAACCATTGCGTGCCCGAGAGGTTGGGGTATCGAATGTCCGTCCGACCGGGAAGGAAGACGGAAGTCTCTCCCCAGACACGCCTCGCCTCGTTCTTCTGAGCAGCGAGCATGCCCACGAAGTCGCGGTAGTTGACGGTCTGGACGGTGAAGTTCGCCATGGCTTACCTCACTTCAACAGGATGACAGCAAGGAGGATGGCGCCCCCGCCGATGGCCACCGGGATGATGGGAAAGCCACCGCCGGTAGAGCCAGCATCGCCAGGCGTCGGAGCGCAAAGACCTTGCGCCACGTCGGCGCCGGTCGAACCAGCCTGCGCGCCCTGTGGTCCACCAGCCGCCGCGCCGCCCGCCATCGCGCCGAGCTTGAGAAGGCCGCTGTTGGCGATCTTGCACGCCACCTTCCCGACCTTGTCGAGCGCGTTCTTCGCCTTGTCGGCGACCTTGCTGGCCGTCCCGGGGAAGGTGAGCGCAAGAGACGCCCCACCAGTAGCAGGAGCGAGGATGACGCCTGCTCCCTTCTTGGCGTAGCTCTTCACGGAGCTCCACAGGCCACCGAGACCATCAGCCCCAGCGCAGCACGCACCGAGACCCATGAGGCCGCTGGTGGGCGCCTTGCCCGTCTTGCCCATCTCCATGAGCTGGTCGAGCGTGTGGTTGGCAACGACGACGGTGATGGCCTTCAGGAGCGCCGTCTTCGCGTCGTACTTCTTCGCCTTCATCAGCAACTCGGCCTTGGACTCCACCGCGGCCGGGAAGCTCGAGTCGATGTTCCCAAGCACCGCCTGGAGGAAGATCTTCCTCTCGATCGGTGTCCTGAACTGGCGGGCATCGGCCATCAGCATGCCGGCGATCTGCTTGGCGAGCTGCGCCACGCCATCACGACCGCCGCCCGGAGCGTCGGCAAGCGCGCCGAGCGAGCTCCGACCAGCGAGCGTCGGGTTCGACAAGGTGCCGTACTTGCCCGCGCTCTTGTTCTCGTCGAAGATTCCGACGCCGACGCGCTCGGTGTGCTCACGCGCCGTGACGATCTCCGGGATGAGACCGAAGATCGTCCCGCGCTTCGTGTAGTGGGTGGTTCGCACGCCCTGGCCGAGCGGTTCGTCACGGACCGACTGCGGAAGGATGTACGGAGGCCAACCGCCTGGGTTCCGCGGGTTGCGCAGGCCCTGAACGTCGATCGTCTTCCTCTTGCGGTACTTCGAGACGATAGCGCCTCGACGGAACGGCTCGTCGATGACGTTCTGCGGGATCGCGTACCCGGCGATGTAAGGAGATCCGCGTCTCAGAAGAGCCATGTCACTTTCTCCTTTTGGACTTGCGAGCTGCAACCTCAAGATAGCGGATCATCCGACGCAACGTGTTCACGTTGTCGTCGATCAGACCAAGAGCCATGTTGCAGATGTGGCAGAGTAACCCGCGTACCGCGCCTGTTTTATGATCGTGATCGATCGGCCACTTGTGATGATCTCTCCACGGACCACGAGTCTCTTTCGAGCCGCAAATGGCGCAGGCGTGACCCTGTCTCTGTAGCATGCGATTGTATTCAGCATCCGTAAGACCGAACTTTCTTAGCCTTCGGGCAGCCGAACGTAGGACTTTTGTCTCCGGCGACTTTTCGTATGCGCGCCTTTCAGCTAGGTACTTTTTCCAAGCTGCAGGATCTTCTTTCTTCAGCTTCTGCTTCCAGCGCTTGATGCGTTCTCGCGCCTTCCTTTTACACTCTTCATACCAAGCAGGGTCCTCTTCGGCTTTCTTTCGATGCCAAAGGGTGGACGCGCTCTTTCCGCCCCGATCCTTCATGTACATAGTATAGCTCATGCCACCGGCCACACCTTGGCCGCGACGACGCGCCTGAGCATCTTCCTCGTGTCGGGACCCGCTACGGGGTCGCAGACAATCCACGTTCCACTCTTCGGCTCTCGAGCCTCACAGAAGACGTGGCTGTACTGGCGTTCCTTCTTGTAGAACATGTGCCGGAATGCGCAAGTCACCACCCTCACTTCGCATCCAACGGCAAGGCACAACGCCCCGATGAGCGCTGCCATGTCGTCGCAGTCGAGGTTCGGAATCTGGCCGGTCTTCATCTGGTTGCACACCACGTAAGGCGCCTTGACAAGCTCGATGGTACGCGGATCGCGCATGTAGCGCGTGTGCGCGGAGACGAAGTTGTTGACGGCCAAGATCTCGGAGAGATAGTCCTTCGTGCGCAGACCCTGGCAGATGTCCTCAGCGAGCTGGCGCACGCACGAGTGGTTCTGCGACTCGAGCATTCCGCGGGCGATGAAGGCGACGCTATGCGGCGCCCCACGGTAGTCGAGCTTCAGAACCCTGTCATCACCAAGTCCCCACGGCACGTAGGGGACACTTTCCACCGGAGAAGTCGTGGACTTACACCTGAGAATATACAGGACCAGGGCCTAGGGGTGCAACTTGCTACTCGACGGGCGGGGATTCCGTGGGGACTTCAGGGGCTTCCGCAGGCGGCGCTTCGTCTTCGGTCATGCCGAGCATGGCCGCAACGCACTTCCTCAGCCAGTTCCGACCGCGCTGCGAGTACAGGATCGACCCGTCCGGCGGGTTGGCGGCCTGAATGAAGGCGTCCGGTCCCATTTGCCGGAGAGCGGAGATGATCTCCGTGGGCACCATCGAGCGTGCCGAGACGGCGAAGGCCATCGGATCTGTCCCATTGGTGATGGCCTGCTCGACGAACTGCATCGCCGCCGCGACCTCCATCGGGTTCAACTCGATGACGTGACCCTGAGAAGGCGCTTGCGGCTTCGGCTTGCGAGTCGAAACCACTGCGGTCTCGCCCTGTGCTGCGGCACGCGCTGCTTGCGCCGCTCTCTTCCGCTTCAGCACCTCCGGGTTCACCTGAGGAGGAGCAGCGGGCGGGGCGTTCTCGACTCGAGACGCCACAGCCTGTGCCATCGGGCTCTGCATCACGGTCTGCAGCACACGCTCCCAAGTGGAAGCCGGCTCCTGTTCGCCAGGACCGAGGATCTCGAGAGCATTCTTGAGCTGCGCCACCTGCTCGACGGCGTCGAGAGGACCCTTCTCCTTGATGTCGCGCAGCTTCGCGCACTCGGTCTTCGACTCGGCGAGCTGCCTCTCGAGGTCGGCGACCCGACCCTTGAAGCCGTCGAGCCGGGCCTCGTAGCTCTGCTCGACGGACTTCAACGCCTGGCCATGCGTCTCGCGCAGCATGCTGATCTCACGATCGTGCGAGCGATCGCGTCTCTCGAGCTCCGCTTGAAGGCGAGTGCGCTCCGCTTCGACGTCATGGCGATTGTTCTCTCGGAGGGTACGCAGCTCCGAGTCGAACTGAGCCCGCAGTGCATCGATGCGCCCGGACTCGCCCGCCACCAGGTGCTCGAACGTCTTCTCGATCACCGACGGTGTGGACGGTGTCTTGTTGGCGTTCGTGATGAGGTTGAGGATCTGGGCATCCTTCTCCGCCATCTGCCGACGCATCTCCATCATCTCTTGCTGCAGCATCTTGACGGCCGGCGGATCGAAGGCGAGCTTCATGAGCTCCGCATCGCCTCCGCCCTTCTTGCGGTTCTCGTCCTCGAGCTCCCAGGCTCTCTTCTGGCTGAGCTCTGCGGCGCGGGCCATGTGGTCGAGGGCCTTGCCCTGCAGGGCGACATCGTCACCGTCCTTGAGCATGGTCTTGGGGGCACCGGGCGTCTCGGCAAGCAGCGCACCACTCAGCCGCGGATCACCTTCGATCTCGAACGACTTCGCACCCGCGTAGGTCCAACCGCCCTTCGGGTTCGGTCGGAACGTCTTCACCTGGTACTTGCCGCCACCGAAGCGCTGCTTGATGTCTTTCTCGTCGAAGGGCTCGTCGTACTCCTCCAGGAAGCCGGCGATGTGGTGGCCTTGCCACTCACGAGGGTATTTCCTCTCGAGCTTGATCTTGAGCGCACCCGAGGTGCCGAGCTCCTGGAGCCACTCGAAGATGGACTTGTCCTCCGCCTGCGCGATCGTCTGCGCGGACATGGACACGTCCTCCTTCTGCTTGCCCTTGAGCGGCGTCACAGGTGCGACGTCATCGTAGGTCTGTTCACTCATCGGAATCTCCTTCGGGTTCGTCGTTGGATTCCTCGACGGCCTCATCCGCATCACCCTCGGGGTCTCCAGCTTCCTCGCTCTCATCCGAGGTCGTATGCTCCTCGACGGCCTCCGCCGTGAGCTCGAACGCGGTGAGGTACGCGGCGGCCTGGCCCTGCAGACGCTTGGCCGTGGTGTCATCGAGAGGGACGCCGGCCTTCATCTTGGCGACCTCGTCCGCGATGACCTTCCCCAGCTCGAGGGTAGCCAGGATCTGATCAGCGAGCTCGGGTTGGATCAGACTGTCGGACCCATCGATGAGAGCGTCCATCGCCTGCTCGAGACGCACGATGCGAGCTCCGAAGTGATCCGCCATCGTCTGCATGAGCGGGTAGGCGTTGTCACGGAACTCGTTCTTCGCCTCGATGAACTTGGCCTTGGAGACGCGCTGCTCCGCTTTCGCCAAGTCCTCCATCAGGAAGGCATGCTCCTCTTGTCCTTCGGTGGTGTCTTCCGGCTTGTCCATCACTTCTTCTCCTTCTTGCGAGGCGCCAGGTAACGCTGGCGAGCGTGTTCACGATTCGCGATGTCCATAGGGTCCATGGGGACCCACTCGGAGCATTCGAAGACGCAGTCATCGGTGAGGTCGAGCTCCACACCAGGGATGACCTTGCAGATGCGGTTGATCTGCCTTGGCGCCCGATCGAGGCCTCTCGACTCCACCTCCGCGAAGGAGTGGATCTCGATGTAGTGACGACAGGGACCACGTAGGCAAACGAAGTTGTCCGGGCTGGCCTTCGGAAGCGGTTCGGGTCTCCCAAGGTACCCGACCATGTTCGGGCCGCCGTCCTTCGCCGGAGGCGGCGCCGGGTCCGGTTCCACGTCCTTCCAGGGGTCGAGCTCCTTTCGCTTCTCGTCGTCGAGCTTGTCGCCGTCTTTACCCACCTGCCGGTTGCCGATCTTCATGGCCGTTTCTCCGAGGTAACTGCGAGGTTCAGTGAGGTTTTCCCGGGATTGTTTTGGGTCCTCGTGTTACCCAAGCCTAAGAACGAGCCAACCCCCAAGCAAGTTGAAAGATTCAGGGCGGCCGATCGGGGTCCGGGGATCGCCCATTCGGCCGGATTCCCCGGTTTGCGATCCCTCGGGAACCTCCGTTCCAGCGAGGTTTCCGGCCCGAGGCCTCCGGCCATGGCCAGGTAGGCGGCCGATCGGCCGCGCCCGATGGCCAGGCCAGGGCAGGCTAGGGGGGCGTAGGTCCGTATCCCACACTGGAAAAGCGTTCAGTGGATTGCGGCGCGCAAGCGGGTCGCGTGCGGCACCCTGGGATGCCCGCCAAACGCGCCAGGATGCCCGTGGCGCCACGATCGCGGCGCCAGGGTACCCTCGGGCACCCCCCGAATTTGCGCGGCGCGGCGTGAAATTGCGACACGCAAATGGGCCGATTTTGCGACAGTGACGCAAGAAAACCCCGGGACAACTGCGCAGTACGACATGTGATCCCCCGGGAAAATCGCGGATTTGCGCGATCCGGGTGCCGCGGCACGCCGCGTGCTTCCGGGGAAATCAGGCGCGGCAAGGCGCCAACCCCCGGGTTTGGGAGGCCCGGGTCGCAGGTAGGTCCGGGGATGACAGGAACCTTCGTGGCGGTTTCCCCAGATCTCGCACGGTCCACTGCGGACCCACGCCAGGAGTTGTGCCCTGGTCGGTCTCTGAAAACTGAATAGACCTAGGAGTCGTCGGCTGTCCTATCACCGAGGCTTCCCCGCAGGACCAGGGGCGCACGAACCGCTAGCGCAGTCTGGGCAGAGGTAGTCCACTCTCTCACTTGTCACAGGGGAATGAGGTAGGTGTGGTAACGGTCACCAGCCGCGACGGACTACCTAGGGGAAAAGCCCCAAACGATTGAGTAACTGCTCAAGCCTTGAACGTACGGGATACCTGCTGTCTGCACGACAGGACAGCCACAACCTTCAGATCCCTGCCTTCAAGGCCTCATGGAGGGACTCAACCATGATCTACGCCTTGTACACGAAACAGAATCAGAAGGTTCCGTCGCGACTCTTCGAGTGCTGGGATGATGCCGATGCCTGGCAGAACTCGAGGGAAGCAGACGTCACGGAGCGTTACGAACTACGTCCTCTCCTGGAGAAGGACATGGACATGCTCCTCGACGCTTGGACCAAAGGCCAGGCAACACTCCTCGGAAAGGTTTGAACCCTGCTAGGACCCATGACCTCGGTCGTGGGTCTCGATGGAGGGACTCAACCATGGAGACCATGGGCCAAGCAATCGACGAGGCTATCCGCAAGCACGAGACGATCTACCCTCAGAGCGAGGTCTATCGCGCTGAGGTGAGCGAATCGGATCTCCGAACGGCCTGGGTGGTCCTCATCCACGCCAGTCACTTCAGCGTCCCGTGTCGCTACTACGTGAGGAGGTAGGTCTCATGGCCAGGCAGTGGCCAACGAACTACATCCCGAAGAAGGACATCCCCAAGTGCGACATGGGCGTCGCCTGGTGGTGTTGCAACAGTGGCCGCTACCTTACCTGGCGCAAGTTGGTCGGTCTGGTCAAGTGGGCCCAGAAGAAGGAGAAGTAAGACCATGTCCTACAACGGCTACAAGAACTACGAGACCTGGGCGATCTGCCTCTGGATCGACAACGAGGAAGACACCTACCTCTCATGGAAGGATCGAGCCAAGGAGCTCCTCCTAGAGGCCAGAGAGAGTCTTCTCGACGACGCCAACAACGACGAAATCGCCAAAGCCAGCGAAGACGCCAGGATCCGCCTCGCCGACGAGCTCAAGGATCACTTCGAAGAGGTGATGCCCGACCTTGGAGCGTCGGTCTGGGCCGACCTCCTGAATGCAGCTCTCAGCGAGGTTGACTGGCACGAGGTCGCCTCCTCTCGCTACGACGAGTAAAGGCTCCTGCTAGGGTCTACAACTGAGGTTGTAGGCTTCGATGAAGAAGCTTTTCTCTTGCACTACATCCACTCTCCGATGTACATAATACCCAGGGGGTTGAACGTGGTCCACTGGCACAGCTACTACGACCGGCTCTACCTTTCCCCATCTTCCCCTCCTCGAGCCGCCTGTCGGCTGTCCACCTCACGAGGGGATCGTATCGACGCCAACATCAGGGAGGTCAACTGTGAGCGGTGCAAGCTCAAGCACACCCACGAAATGCAGCGAAGCTACACCAAGCTCCGACACGAGATCCTCGCTTCCAAGCGAAAGATCTACTCGTGAAGGTCTCGGTGGAGAAAGGGATCACAGGCTGGTGGATATTGACGGTCCAGGATGGACCGATGACAGTGATGGAGTTTCATCCAGTCTGGAGATCCCTACTCGAGCGGGTAGCCTTTCTGTTCGGCGTCGATTGGCCGCCGGAAGCGGACCCGATGGACCTGTGGGATCAGCTCCACCTCCCACGGAGCGGTATATACCGCTAGGTGCTACCCAGGATCCGTGGCCCTGGGTTGATAGTGAGGTAGTTCGCTACCTCTGCTCGATCGATTCAGGATGGGCACGTCTCAAGGCCCTCCTGTTCCTCGGTTTCTCGTCCCTCTGATACAATCCAAACGAAGGAGAACGTACATGAAGACCCGCATCGCTCTTGCCTTGCTCGCGTCCGCTTGCGCCCAGCCTCCGACCGACGTCCAGGGCTTGGCCCACTCCGTCCCTCAGGGACCCAACACGATCATGGTCGCCGACGACGGCGCGGCGCAGCCCGTGGACATCCAAGCCCTCGCGGCACCTGCGCCGACGGCGCCGACGGCCGTCGATCCGCCCCCGCCTCCCCCGGCCTGTGTCCAGGGTGACTGGACCTACACCTTCACGTTCGGGCCGGGCACGTGCGACTCCGATCCCTTCGTCTCGGCCATCGAAGCCCTGGACGATCCACCCGCGTTCTACCCGTCTCAGTGCTTCGTCCTTCCGGTCAACGCTCCGAACCTGTTCTCGAGCGCTGGAGCCTTCGTCATCGATGACAACGGCTTCTACGGCCAGCCTGTCACCGTGAACGGTTGTGATTTCGCTATCGACTACCTCCTCGGGCCCATGCGCGATGCTTGCGGCGAGGATCGTACCGTGGTCTGGGATTTCTCCTTCACGGCTACTCCGGGGGGCGCAATCGGCTCGGGAACCATCTACCTGGACGTTGCCAAGGAGGACACGACCGTGGGTGGCGTCATGGTGCCCTATGCCTCTTGCGAGCAGCAAGTCACGATCAACGCCACCAAGCTCTAGGGGGACCCATGAACATCGAGATCGAAGACGAAGACGAGGTCGTCGTCGAAGTGGATCTCTCCGACCTCGTGAGTCACTGCGACGCTTGCCTCAAGCCTCTCACCGAACTCGAAGAACCTCTCGGCTACTGCGAAGACTGCGCCTGGGAGATCGCTTCCTGGACGCCGACAAGCTAGAGAAACCAGCCAAGGAGGTCGCCCATGCGTCGGATCAGCTAAAGCCGACTGCCGCAAAGATCCAGCGCGTGCCCAGTAACCTGGCAGGAGGGTTGGCGACTCTCCCACGCGCCCAGCGGAAACCAAACCAAGGAGGATTCCCAATGCGTCTGATGCGTCTCGTCTGCGACGGAAACAAGGATCTGGCTGTGTCCCCCGCGCACGTCATCTCGATCACGAAGGGAGGGGACCGGGACAAGGTCATCGTCCGCCTCACGGACAACATCTGCCAATTCGTCATCGGCTCCTACGAGGGTGTCATCCTGGAATGGGAACGCGCCCTCAGTGGCCAGCCTCCGGCCTACCTCGGACACGAGGAGGACGACCCGGACGACGGCCCACCCGACTCGTTCGATCCGCCCGACTCCGACGGGTACTAGCCATGATGAAATCCGTCCCCGAACTGGCCGCTGCCCTGCATATGGTCCTCGCCAGGCTGGACAGCCAACCCAAGACCTCGGCCGAATGGGAAGCGATCTTCGACGCGCTCCGTGAGGCCAGCCGCTACGCCCTCAAGAAACTCCAGGAGGAAAGATAGCCATGGAAAACTTCAGCGTCCACGTGGACGACATGTTCGACTGGGAAGACGACGAGCCGACCGAGGTGTGGTCGCGCACCCTGCCTGGGTTCGTGCCGGCGCCCCCTTCGGAGAAGCCCACCGTCCGCGCCATGAAGCCCATCCGACTCCAGGCCAAGGAGGGTGCGTCGTGAACGTGAACATCCGACTCATCGACATCTGCTTCTGCGACTACCTCCTCGATCACCACAACCGCGACGGGGAGATCCTCGTCGGAGTGCCGCTACGTGGGCAGTCCGCGGAGGAAATGGCCTCGGACATCGTGGACGAGGTCAACCGCGCCGACGACGGGGTGCCCGAGACGCTCACCGACGATCTCGTGTACGAACACGCGCTCGCCTGCCTGGCGCTGCCCCGGATGTCCTTCCTCTCGCCCATCCCGGAGTTCGCTCCCAACCCGTGCGAGTGCGGCCAGCGCAACGGCGACTGCGACTGCGAGCAGCCCTCCGCGTGGTTCCTCGTCAAGTGGGACATCGAACAGCAGGAGGTCGCGTCATGACGAAGAAGGACTATCAGCTCATCGCGGAGGCTCTCACGAACTCACGGTGCCCCAAGGTCGGTCCCAAAGACCGAGGGGCGGCTGAGATCAACACCGTCGTGGACGACGTCGTGAGGCAACTGGCCGAGGCGCTGTCCAAGGACAACCCGCGGTTCGATCGTCAACGGTTCCTCGCTGCCTGCAACTACATGCAGTAGCGACTCGCAACTCTCTTGACAACGTCTCAACCGATGTACATCATCAGAAACCAGGAGGGAACACCCATGGCACTCTTCCATCACGATCACCGCAACTACGACGAGGCCGCTTCCGAGGCCGCCAAGCGGGCGCGCAAGCACCTCGAAGAGCAGATCGAGGCCGGCAAGGCCAAGGCCCTGGCCGTCATCGACAAGGTCATCGACGAGACCCCGAAGGACAAGATCGTCCGCGTCGATCGGCTGGAGTTCGACGCCAAGCCGAACGGCCAGCAAGTCGCCGTCTACGAGGGTCGCAAGCCGCGAACCATCGAGGGCGCCGACCTCGTCATCAATCCCGCGGAGAACGGCTGGGAACGTCTGCACCGCAACGCCCTCGGCCAGATGGCCGAGCGGGCGGGCATCCCGATGTCGTACATCTCCACCCTGGAGAATCAGGGTCTGTGGGGAAAGAAGCTGATCGCGGAGAACCTCCGCCAGCTCTTCGACCACAAGGCGGATGAGAAGTACCTCCTCCGCTCCGTCCACAACGAGGTGCGCGGCTTCCTGAGCAACAAGTACCGGCGCCTCAACACCCAGCAGCTCATCGAGACCGCGACCAAGGCGTTCAGGGAGCTTGGTCTGGTCCCGGTGGACGGCATCGGCACCGACACCCGCATCCGCATTCGCGCCCTCCTCCCCGTCATCTTCGAGCCGGTCCCGGGCGAGATCATCTGCTACGGCCTCGATTGGGGCCAGAGCGACTTCGGCAACGGCGCGCACGTCGCGTCGGCCTTCATGGATCGCCTCTGGTGCACCAACACGGGTGTGATGCACTCGCAACTCCGTGAGGTCCACCTCGGCACCCGCCTCTCCGAGGACATCGCGTGGTCCGATCGGACCTACAAGCTGGACAGCGATCGGTCCGCCTCGATGCTCGAGGACATGATCAAGGGCGCCCTCTCCCCGGCCAAGGTCGAAGAGATGAACGCACTCATCGTCCAGGCCGACGCCGAGAAGGTGGAGTCCAGGGACGTGGACGCCTACCTCAAGAAGAACCTCACCAAGGGCCTCGCCGAGAAGGTCTCCGAGGCCTTCCGATCGAACGACGTCGAGATGTTGCCCCCGGGCAACACCAAGTGGCGGCTGTCGAACGCTCTGTCCTGGATCGCCCAGAAGGTCGAGGACAAGGAGCAGACGCTGGATCTCCAGCGTCTCGCCGGCCAGGTCGTCGAGGGTCTCCAGAAGGCGGCGTAGAACGGTCTGTAGTCCCCCCAGGGGTTGCGAGCCGCAATGCGGAAGGCGACCAAGCCAAGGTTCGCAACCTCGCTGGGGACTATCGAAAAGGGGTGAACGATGAAACGCATCGAGTTGACGATCAAGGTGGACTACCTTCCGACCTGGGGCTTGTGGGAGGGGGTCCGAGAGCTGGTTCAGAACGCTCGAGACGCGGAGATCGAGCATCAGGCCAGTCTCGTCGCTTTCCACAACGGGACCACGAACACGCTCACGATCAAGAACGATGGGGTGGACCTTCCCCACGAGGCCCTGCTCCTCGGCCACACGACCAAGAACGAGCGGACCGACACGATCGGGAAGTTTGGCGAGGGTCTCAAGCTGGGAGTCCTAGCCCTCGTCCGCGCCGGTCACAAGGTCGTCATCCACACAGGCAGGGAGATCTGGAAGCCTGCGCTCGTCCCCTCCACGCAATTCGAGGGCTCGACGGTCCTGGCCTTCACGATCGAGCGTCGGCCGCGCCGCACCTCGCCACAGGTGCGCGTGGACGTCTGCGACATCGACGAGGAGGCCTGGAAGGACATGAAGCGGTCGTTCCTCTTCCTGTCCGAACGGAAGGACGACGACACCGTGGTCACGGCCAACGGAACGCTCCTCCTCGCGCCGCGCATGAAGGGGCGTGTCCACGTCAAGGGGATCTTCGTCCAGGCGAAGTCTCGCCTCGAGTACGGCTACGACATGACCGGCGACGTGGAGCTGGACCGAGACCGGCGCATCGTGGCGAGTTGGGATCTCGAGAACCGTCTCGGAGCGATCTGGAACGAGGCTGTGCAGCTTCGGCCGGACCTGCTCGATCCCTTCTACAAGCTGTTGGAGGAGGGCAAGGAGGACGTCTACCGCTTCCACTATTCGGCCAACGTCTCGGATCAGGTGGCCATCCAGGTCACCGACAAATTCCAGGGACGATTCGGCACGGACGCCGTCCCGGTCTCCAACCTGGGGGACAGCAAGACGATCGAGCACTTCGGCAAGCGTGGGATCGTGGTCTCCAAGCCGCTCGCCAACATCCTCCACGTGACGCTCGGGGACATCGAGGAGGTCAAGAAGAAGCTGGCCGAGGAGGTTGTGGAGCACTTCTCGTGGGGAGACCTATCCGATGTCGAGCGGACCCATCTCGAGCGGGCTGTCGAGCTCTTGGATGGACGTTGCTCTCTCAACGACGTGGACGTCGTCCGCTTCCGCAGTGCGAACCTCCTCGGCCAATACAAGGTCGGGCGGCTCCTCCTCGCGAAGCGCATCCTCGACACGTTCAAGACCACCCTCGCGACCCTGGTCCACGAGGTTGCTCACAACAACGGCGGCGACGGCGAGAAGGGCCACGTTGCGGCGCTGGAAGCGATCTGGTCCGACATCGTCATCCGAGTCCTGGAAGGAGGCAGTCATGGCAGCACACACTAAGGCGGAACGCATCACCCGAACGAGGATGGATACCATCCTCATCACCGCTCGCATGATCGAATCCTGGAAGGCTCCTCCTTGCCAGCGACGTCTCCGCATCAACGAGAAGGTTCGGAAGCTGTCCGAGCAGATCAAGGCGAGCGGTGGCGTGATCCCGGGCATCATCCACCTCGCCGTGGTGAACAACGTCACCTACTTGCTCGACGGACAACACCGGATGTACGCCTTCTCCATGTCCGGCTCGGAGGAGGGGTACGCCGACGTCTGCTGGCACTACTTCGACGACACGGCGGAGATGGGCATCGAGTTCGACGCGCTCAACTCGCGACTCGTGGCCATGAAACCGGACGATCACCTCCGGGCGCAGGAGGAATCGAGTCCCTACCTGCAGTTGATCCGCAAGAGGTGTCCGTTCATCGGCTACGACAACATCCGTCGGTCGGCCACCTCCTCGCCCGTCGTGTCCATGTCGGCCGCGCTCCGGTGTTGGTTCGGATCGCGACCCGAGGTGCCGACCACGGCGGGCGGGTCCTGCTCGCAGAACCTCGCCGGAGATCTCACCGAAGAGGAGACGGAGAACTTCGTCTCGTTCATGACGTGCTGCTTCGCGGCCTGGGGCCGGGACGCGGAGTACCACAAGCTGTGGGGCGGTTTGACAGTGCTCCTTAGCGCCTGGCTGTACCGGAGGACCGTCATCTCGCAATACTCGCCGAACTCCACGCGACTCGGTCGCGACGTCTTCACCAAGTGCCTCATGTCCCTGTCCGCCAACAAGCACTACGTGGACTGGATCGTGGGTCGTCTGGCCAACAGCGAGCGGGATCGTTCGCCGGCCTACACCAAGCTCAAGGCTGTCTTCACCAAGCGTGTGATGGACGAGACCGGGAAGAAGCCCCGCCTTCCCGCGCCGGCCTGGCAGCTCGGTCACACCAAGGGAGGGGAACCATGACGAACGGCGTTCAGACCCCTGAGTTGGACAAGCTCAGGAAGATCTCGCACTACTCACAGAAGATCGGCGAGTTCCTGGAGTGGTTGAAGCGAGCGGGGTTCGTCATCGCCGTACGCCACTACCACACCAACGACTGTCGGCCTTCTCGTCCGACCGCGTTCGGCGAGTGCGGCATGCGCGATGGTGACCTGTTCGAGGCCGCCTACAGCACGCGAACTCTCCTCGGCCGCTTCTTCAAGCTCGATCTGGACAAGATCGAGTCGGAGAAGCGTGCGTTGCTCGAGGTCATCAAGAAGGGACACGCGCCGTGATGCGCCGCATCGCCGTCTGGCTGCTCGATCGGGCGGAGAAGCTCTACCTGCACGTCCACGGGTGGAAACACACCGGCCCGAACGAGTGGGACTCGCCCAAAGACCACGAGAAGCGACACGTGGCCATCACCCAGACCCACGCCATCAACTCATGCCGCTACTGGCACGCCCAACGAAGGCGAACCCTCCGGCTCATGAAGGGCGGTTTTCTGAAGGAGCGTAAGCCATGAGCGACAACGACTACTGCGAATCTTGTGGGGCCAACCTGCTCCTCACCGGGATGCAGCACAACCCAAACTGTTCGGACACCTTCGCGCTCGATGAGCCCTACCCACCCCGTATGTCATCCGCTTACGAGTGGAAGCTGAACGAGTGGAAGCGCAGCGGCGCTAAGGAGGAAGAGATCTTCGAGGCCGGCCCTCTCCGCTTCAACATCAGCCGCGCCAAGCGCATCATCGTCAAGGCGCCTAGGCCCGTGATCCGCCTTCCGCTGGAACCGTTTGCGACGCTTCTCGAGATCCTAGTGGATCTCGGTCCGTCCATCCCGGGACGGGACTACAACGTCACCTTCCCCATCATCGTCGCGACGCTCAAACAAGGTGGGAAGATCCCCATCGACGGGTGGCATCGCATCGATAAGGCCCTGAAGCTTGGACTGGCGTCCATTCCGACGGTGATCCTCACCGTCGAAGAGACCAAGGTCGTGAGGAGGAAGTGATGCCGTACCGCACCATGAAGCCGATCGATCCGCCGCCGCCCGTGTTGAAGAAGCTGAGCGAGTTCCCGGATACCGTGGCTGGTCTTCGGGCCCTCATATACGCCGTAAGGGATGCCCCACCTGGAAGCTCTCACTACGGCCTCTATTGGCAGATCAAGGGCTCCTTTCCCGACGAGCGGTGGTTCCCCAAACTCGTCGCCGCGCTGGGAGATCTCGAGCGTCGCATCATCGCGATCGAACACCAGCTCATCCGATTCGAACTCGGAGGGAGGTAGATCATGGACACCAGACCTGGGTTCTCCATCGTCGTGGACATTGGCCATGACAGCGACAGAGCCGGCGGGGACATCCTGGAGGTCTCCCTCTACTGCGCCCGTTGCAATCGTCTCATCCTGTCCTGGCGACCTCCTACGCCGCTGGACACGATCGAACGCGAGGCCGATCGGCACCCGGCCGAATGCAATCTGGGAAGGAAGGGAAAACGATGACCGACTTCAGATTCGGAGCGCTACTCCAGCGGGTCGCGGAGGCCATCGAGAGGGTGCAACACTGGGAAGTGATCCGGGACCCCCCGGAGGGATACGACGTGTACCGAGGGAGCTACCGGGACATCAACGTCTACGTGGGCGGGCACCAGACCCAGGACGCCATCCTGGAGGGGACGGCTGTCTTCCTGGGAGCGAACCTCCCCATCCTTCGCCTTACCCCGGAGATGGCCCACCGAGCCCTCGAGCTGGCGCGGAGCGCGAGGAGGGCGCAGGCTTCCTGATTCTTGCGACTCGGAACTTGACATCAACCACGCACGATGTACATGCTGTTCTAACCCAAGGAGCAACCACCATGAGCGAGCTCGTCATGAAGCGTTTCGAAGACCTGGTCGAGAACAAGTCGGCCGGTTTCACCAATCCCCGCGAGAAGTTCGACGCCAACAAGCTCAAGGAGCTGGCGGCCGACATCAAGGAGCGTGGACTCGTCTACCCGCTGCAGGTCTGGGAGGCGGAGTACGAGGGCAAGAAGATGTTCGTCGTGGTCGGCGGCGAGCGTCGGCGCCTGGCGATCGGCATGCTGATCGAGTCCGGCGACTGGCCGAAGGGTCGCGGCATCGAGTGCCGGCTCGTCAAGGCCACCAACCTCAAGGAGGCGCACTACGAGGCCGTCTCCGACAACCTCCACCGTGAGGACCTGTCCTCGTACGAGCTCGCCAAGGAAGTTGCGAGTCTCAAGATCCTCGGCGACTCGCAGAAGACGATCGCCCAGCACCTCAACAAGTCCGAGACCTGGATCAGCCGCAAGCTGAAAGCATACGAGTCGGCCTCACCGGCTCTGCGCTCCGCCTGGAAGACCGGCAAGGTCCCGGATGACACCGTCGAGGACATCGCTTCGCTGCCCGAAGAGGAGCAGGATGACGCCGTCGAGGCGCAGATCAAGCTGCGCGAGAAGGGAACCTCCCAGGCCAAGAAGGCGGCCAAGAAGGCGGCGAAGAAGAAGGCCAAGAAGCTGCAGCGCGCCTCCACCAGGGAGCTCTCAGCTGTCCTCGCGATCACCGAGAAGGCGCCGAAGGACAACTCCTACCTCCGCGGCATGAGCGACGCGCTCCGTCTCTCCCTCGGTATGCTCGAGGAAGACGACCTCAAGGGCGACTTCAAGCAGCTCAAGAAGGAGCTCGAGAAGGCCGCCGCCGTCGAGGAGGCAGAAGCGGAGGCCAAGGCGGAAGCCAAGGCGACGGCGAAGGCCGCGAAGAAGAACGGCAAGGCAGTCGAAGCAGCCGCCTGAGAGGCGGCTAGGAGGGGGAACCCATGCATCCGTTGCTCGTCGAGGCGCGAAGCGCTTCGCTTTCGCGTCGCATCCGCAATGCCATCATAAGGACCTCTCGCAAGCACGACTTGGCCGTCGTCCGAGGGCCGTGCGGCTACTTCGACACGTGCGGCGCCTCCTGGACAGGTTGGTACCAGACGGCCGGAGACATCGTCTCCGGCGTCACCGCCAACCAAGTCGTGAAGCTGAACCGGTCTCGAGGCCGGGTGATCTGTCCCATCTGCGCGGTCCTCGCCGACAAGGGCCTCGAGACCCATATCGGCGGGGACATCGAGGACATGTTCGCCTCGTTGATGGACCTCCACACGCACGAGGTGGTGGGGTTCTTACAGGGGTGGGACGGCGACACCCGAGCGGCCGATGCGGAGGACCTGGTCATGTTCAACATGGGCCGCAAGCTGGCTCGTGACCTCGTCGAGGACTTCGACGTGTCGGACGTGTCGTCGTGAAGATCGAGCTGAAGGAAAGCGGCTGCGCCAACCCCTACCACCCCCCGGAGTGCGAGCGGTTGTACCCAGAGTGCATCCGCGACCTTGAAGGACACGTAGTGCTCACCGAGGAGGAGTGGCTGGACGTGTGCCAGAGGAACATCAGGACCGTCTTCCGTGAGGTGGAGGTCGTGAAGAAGTGCTAATCTGGAGGTGAACGAATGATCGTCTTCGTCGGAACTCAAGTTTTGGTCTACGCAGGTAGCGATCCGAGGGAGTTCTCCGAGAAGCTGGTCTACCATCGTGTCCTCACGAACGATGAACGACGCAAGCTCGTCACGTGGGCGAAGGATCGCTTCGGACCCACCGGCCGCATCCTCTTCAAGTCTCTCTCCCCAGACGAACTTGCCCGCGAGATGGCCGAAGCCGAGGCGTTCATGGACTGGGTGGAAAGGAACAAGGAGCCATGAGCAAGATCCCTGTCAATCCGGGTCCCGCGCACTGGGGTGGTCGTCACGCGGGCGCCTTCCAGCCGCGTGGCCCCATCAAGGCGTTGGGCAACATTCGCTCGAATCCCGTGGCGTGGGAGAGTGAAGACACCCTATCCGCACGCCTGTTCGTCGGCTTATCTGTCGGCTCGCAACCCAGGTACACCCTCGACGATCTCATCGGGATCGTTCGTACGATTCGCGAGGAGCAGGCGCCTGAAGACCCGTCCGTCACCTTCCTCGCGCAGAGAGGCGTCTACAAGTACAAGGCGACCGGCAAGACCGTCGAGGAGGATGGTGGCCAGGTCATCATCATCGACACGCAAGGGATGGCGCCGAAGGCATTCGAGACGCAGATGGTCGAGCTCGGTGAGAGCATCGCCCGCTCCCTCGAGCAGGAGATGGTGGTCATCGAGATCCAGCGTCGCGGTCTCGTGGAGAAGACCATTGGCGTGATGCCGTGAAGCCGATGCGGCCGATGAGACCGAAGCAGTTGCGAGCCGCCATTCACGACTGCGACTTGGCTGCTTGGGATCACGACAGACGGAAGCGGCAGTACGCCCACACCATGCACTACACGGACGTCATCTGCGTCACCCCGGACTTCTGGAAGCTTCCCGAGGGACATCTCCTCGGCATCCTCGCACACGAGGTTGGGCATCTACTCTCCAGTGCCGAGGAGCACACCGAAGAGGAAGCCGATGAGACCTTCACGACCCACTTCGGAATCTTCATCACCTACCGCGACTCCCCTCATGGGAAGCGCCTGCAGTACCTCTCACCCGCATGGGCCCGCCAGTTTCGCAAAACATTCCATGTAGATCACGTCAAGAAGTACATCGAGCTCAAGGTCAAGTAGTATAGAAGGATGATGAAAGGAATCACCGGGCTCACCGAGTCCAAGCGCGCCGTCCTGGCGGTGCTTCTCATCCTCTGCGCGGCCGTCGCGTTGTTCATCGGGAAGATCCACTGGGTGGAGTTCAGGGAGTTCACCACGTGGATCTTCATACCGTACGCCGCCGCGGAGACCGTCTCGCACGCCGTGCGAACCATCAAGAGCAAGGGGGAAGGAAATGGATCGAAGAAGTAGAGTCACCGACGTCGTCTTCGTCTGCTTGCTGCTCGCAAGCGTCTGCGCCATCCTCTCCGCGCTGTCCGGTTGCGGGCCCTCCATGAAGCAGAAGGCGCTACGCAACGGCATGGTGGTCCTGAACGCCTCGCTGGCCGGCGCCGAGGAGTACGACCGCGCCCACCAGATCGAGCTCATTGGGGAGAGCGAGAGTGGTGAGGAAGCTCGCGAGAAGCTGGCAGCCTACCGCGGTCGGAGAGAGCTGGTCATCACGGTGTTCGTGGCTGCGTATCGAGCGCTCGCTATGGCGGCGATGGACCCTACCGATCTGAACGTGACAAACGCGCTGAAGATCGTGGAGGGTGCTCTAGAGACCGTGAAGGAGTTCAAGAACCACAAGTCCGAGGCGCCGGAGAAGCTAGATCTCCACAACGACAGCGATGACGACGCGGACGAATACTACGAGTACGTGTACGGACGAGGAGCCGCCCGATGAACAAACCCCTGCACTACGCGAAGCTCGTGCTTGACGCCTGGCCGCACCTGCGTGCGGTCATCGCCGACATGCGCGGGAAGGATCTTCCACACGACGCGGCCATCGCCGCTGGCGTCGCTGCCCTCGCGGCGATCATGGATCAACTAGATGATGTTGCGACCGGCAAGAAGTTGGCCGAAGAGGCTGAAGGCAAGATTCATGACGTCGCCCAAATTTTTCAGAGGACAGACAGCGAGATCGATCGTCTGATCGTCAAGAAGTTCCCGGAGAAGTAAGAAAATGCAATCGCGGGCGCGCTGGCCAAAGACCTGTACGAAGTGCGGTAGTCATGGACCATTCTATAAAGACCGGACGAAGCGAGACGGATTTCATTCGGAGTGTAAGGCTTGTACTCATGAACTGATATACGCTCGTCCTATCAGCCCAGCTCAAAGGCATAGGAAGAACGAGACCACCAGAGCGTGGCGACGCAAGCACCCAAAGCTGCTAAGAGACTACCAACTACGAGTGTTGTACGGCCTAACCTATGCACAGTTCGAACAGCTCTTGAAAAAGCAAAGAGGTCGTTGTGCGATCTGTAGAAGGGCTCTCAATTTCAAGACCGGGGCTGTGGATCACGATCACAAGACGGGTAAGATTCGTGGGATCTTGTGCATCAAGTGCAATACGGGCCTGGGGATGTTTCAGGATAGTCGTCGCTTGTGTCTCGCGGCTGTTCGCTATTTGGGGCATAAGCGTGGAAAGTGACTCGTCACCGGACGAGTTGAAGGCTCGTCGTGGCAAGGTGCATGAAGACGGTCACCGTCTCGAGCTCGTCTACTTGGTCCCCAAGGGGGAGACCGGTGAACCCCGGCGCTACTGGCGTTGCCTTGACTGCCCTCTAGCCAAGATGGACGTGGATGACATCGCCGCCTAGTTGCGGACCGCAAGCCGAACCTGCTATCCTCTGTACATGCCTCGCAGAGCCGAAGATTTCGACGAAGAGGAAGACTTCGAAGACGACGAATACGACCTGTCCGACGTCGTGGACGAAGCACTCGAACACCCTCGAGTCCGGCGTGTCTTCGATATGTTGACAGAAACTCTCGACCGCGCCGGCCAGTTGATCGACAAGGTGTCGAGAGGTTCTATCCCCAAGCACGCTCCCCCCGCCCAACCCCAAGCCCAGAAAAAACTCTTGAACCCCTACCTCGTTCTGGGCTTCAACCCCCATCAACCGTTGACCGAAGACATGATCAAGACCCGTAGGCGTCGCTTGGCCGAGATCTACCATCCCGACAAGCCGGGCGGAGACGTTGAGGCCATGAAGATGGTGACGGCCGCCGCCGACATGCTGCTGAAGAAGTTGAAGACGGAATGAGTATCCGGGCTAGCCGTAGGGACTCTGGTTCCAGGGCGCGAGGGAAATACCAAGGCGTTTTGCCTTCGCGTAGATGGCGCCCTCGCTTCGACCGAGCTTGAGTCCGATGATCCGTGTCGGGGTGTTCTTCTTGGCGAGCACACGTAGCATTTTCTCGGACGACTTGGACCACCTCTTCCCCGTATTCCGCATGTACTTAGACATGATCCACCTCCGTTGCCGGAGTCTAACACGAGAAGTTGCGCTGGGTTGAGGAAGCCGTTCTTGAAGTTGACCCACTGCCATCCAACCCTCTATACTTACTGTGTTCTCCGGTAGAAAGCCCCTCAGGGGTGCGAAACAAGCTCTGGTGGTTCGCAGGTGGCGGTGTCTTGGTCATGCTGTACCTCTGGTACCGGCGTGGCTACAAGGTCGTGCGCTATGTGCCTGGCTCCGCCTCCCAGATCACCCTCTTCCAGCAGGCAGCCGCCAAGGTGGGTCTACCGACGTCCTGGGCGAGCTCCAACGGCCTCATCCAGCTCCTCAAGCACGAGAGCGACGGTTGGGTGGGCCGCCCGAACTACACCTACGGGCCACGGGCCTCGAACAAGAGCCTCTGGGGTACCGTCGTTGCTGAGCTACGCGCCGGCATCCAGTCCGCGAAGGCATCGGCCTCCGGCCTGGGCCAGTTGCTCTTGACCAACGTCGAGACGTACTACCCATCGGGCCGGCAAGGCGTCGGTGTCCCGATCGAAGAAGCGGCTGGCATGCTGCGCTACATCAAGAGTCGCTACGGAGACCCCGACCGTGCCTGGGCCTTGCGAGGCGCAAGCGGCGAGTACCACGGGTACTAAGGAGACCAGATGGCTACCTCAACTCAGATCTACACGTACACCACCCAACCGGGGGTCACGCAGCTCTTCCGTCGTGCGCTGCCGGATGAGTGGCTCGAGATCATCCTGCGTTTGGAAACCGCTGGGCCCGTGGCCATCGGTCACCTAGAGGAGCTAGCACCAGTCCAGTCGGGCCGTGGACGGCTCCTACCGTCCAACGAGGACATAATCGTCAAACTCTCTCCGAGCTCGACCTTGTACATCCTGTCGGCTGGCATCGATCGGGTGAGCATCGAGATCAACGCCATTCCCGGTCTCGAGGATCTCCTGAAGGCAATCGGTGCCTCCTCCGGTCACGCCAACCAGGGGAGCAGCGAGAAGGTCAACATCGGCGGCTTCGGATTCGAGATGCCGAAGAAGAGGACGAGGTAAGTCATGTCCACGGATCTCAGCCAGCTCGTAGCTACCGGGGCGCAGTACGTCCGCCTGGAATCTACTCTTGGCGGATTCTTCGGTGGTCAACCGCTTGGTTGGGCTGATCTGCCGCAGATCGGCGTCTTCTACTTCCGGGCGTACATGAACGCAAGCATTGCGGCATTGACGATCGATCCCGACTCCGATTGGCCGTGGGTCGGTGTCCGTGGGCCGGCTGGGAACAACCTGCAGCTCACCGGGCCCGCACCGAACACCGGTCTGGCGATCGTCGGCAGCCCAATGTTGTCCCAGATCGTCTCCGCCGATATCCCTGCGGCGCAGCGGGTGAGTCCATACGCCGCCGCTGGTCCCTACGGCGCCAACATCGCGGCATTGACCACCGCTCCCAGAGAGATCTTCGGAACTGGCAGCAATTTCCCGATCGACATCAACGACACCGATTTCTACACCTACTGGGACAACTCTCTCGCCAACGATGGTTTCCCTGGCGGACTCATCCTTCGTTGCACGGTCTGGTTCGCACCTCTTCCGCCGCTGGCCGTCTTCCCGCTCCGTCGCTACAACTGGCAGTCGGACAATACCTTCGCCATCACCGGAGGCGGCGCCACCGACATCTGCGGGAAGATCCCCATGTTCGGACGGCACGGCTGCACGGCGTGTTCCTCGGAAGGTACGGCTGGCGACATCATCACCGTGAAGGGTGTGAAGTGGAACACCGGCGGTGGTATCCAGAAGCCCACACTCTTCACGGTCACCGTTCCGGCTTCTGGATCGTGGTCGTTCGAGATCACCGACAACCTCTACGACGCCATCGAGATCAATGTGACAGCGGCCGGCGGCGCCACCACGATGCGCATCTACGCCGAGGCGTGGGACAGGTGATCGGATGCCATCCTTCCCCATCTTCAGCCGCCCGATCCTGAACGCCGCCAGCAAGCTCATGGTCTCGAGCGGCTGGGGCGCGGACCGCTCGTACCGTGGCGGCGTTCACAACGGCCTCGACGCACCAGCCAAGGTCGGAACGCCGGTCCGTGCCGCTGCTGGCGGCACGGTGGTTGATGTAGCCGACTGGGGCTCCAACGGCGGCAAGGCGGTCGTCATCGAGCATCTGCCCGGTCTGAAGACCAGGTACCTGCACCTGGACCGACAGCTCGTAAAGAGAGGACAAAGCGTCGGTCGCGACCAACTCATCGGCTACTCGGGCGCTACTGGCATCGCGGCGTCCGCCGCGCATCTCCACTTCGACATCCGCGGCACGCAGCCGTGGGTGGACGAGTACACCCGTCGCTTCGGAAGACCCAACCCATGGCCGGGCGAGATCACGTCTGGCGGCTATGGTATTCCTGGTGAACCCTTCTTCCCAGTGGACATTTGGATGCCTGGTGTCTTGGCGAACGCCAAGAGCCGGGGCGTGCCGATCGGCACAGCGCTAGGTGTAGGCGGCATCGTGGTCGGTCTGAGTCTGGTGGTGTTCGGGGTCTACTGGCTTCTTGCGAGGCGCAAGTAGAATGGCGACTGAAGTCAACGGTGAGCTCCTAATCAACCTGAAGGAAGCTTTGGGCAGCGCCGCCGCTATTCCAGTCACCGGCACGCTCACAGAGATCCCGCTCACGACTGGGATCACGACTACCACGGTTCGGATTCCGACCCAGACCGTCAACACCATCTTGAAGGCCGCCGATCCCAACCGGGTCGGTTGCACGATCTTCAACAACTCGACCGCCAACATGTACGTGAAGTTCGGGGCAACCGCTTCGATCGGGGCTGGCACGGAGTCGTTCACGAGGCAGATCCTCCCCAACGGCTACTATGAGGTCCCCTTCTTCTACACAGGCAGGATCGACGCGATCTGGGATGCCGCCGACGCCACCGGCGAGGCGTTGATCACCGAGAGGTTCACCGGCTTCTCACCGCTCTCCGTACCCAGTTCCGAGTTCTGGTTCAAGGCGGACCAGGCCGTCACCAACCCGGGCGGCGCCACTCCCTTCTGGGGAGACAGCTCTGGCAAGAACCGGAACCTGGCGCAAGCCACCGCCGCAGATCAGCCCACGCAAGTGGCGTTCGTCTTCAACAACGTCTACCCTGCGATTCGGTTCGGCACCGCGCCAACAGACAACTGGCTGGGGTTTGTAACCTCGTTCACCACTCCGAACATCGTGGCGATCTACGCAGTCATCAAGATGGTGACCACAAACGATTACCAGATCTTCTTCCACGTCAATGGAAGCGGCCCTGCATCCTACCTGGGAGGAGACGGAGCGGACTTCGCCAGGAACCGGCCCGCACTGTACACCATCAATGGAGACGTGGCCGTGTGGGGCTCAGACCTGGTCAATGGGACTTTCTACGTCGTGAAGTGGTCCTATGATTTGTCCGGTGGTGTGACTGAGAGTTACGCCACACAGGTGAACGACGGGACACCTGTCACCGGCACGTCACCGAACATCGGTCCTGGCAGTTACATAAGCTTGGGACTCAACCCAGCTGTGGCTGGGAACCAAGATCTTCTATCGGACGTTGGAGAGCTCGTAATGTACAGCGCGATGCCTTCTGCAGCCGACGAGCAGTTGCTGTTCGACTACTTCAACGCGAAGTACGGGATCTTCTAATGGGCACTGAAGTCAACAACGAGCTCCTGATCAACCTGGTCGAAGCCTTCGGCGGCGCGGTCGCTGTGCCTGTCTCTGGGACGATCACGATCGTTCCACTCACGACGGGCATCACCACCATCTCGTCCAGACAGCCGGTCTCGACAACCAACGTGACCTTGAAGGTCGCCAACCCGAACCGGACCGGGTGTGCCATCTACAACAACTCCGTGACCAACCTCTTCGTGAAGTTCGGGGCGACGGCTTCGATCGGTGCAGGCACTGAGTCGTTCACCCGTAGGATCGGGCCGAACGAATACTACGAGGTCCCGTTCTTCTACACGGGAAGAATCGACGCGATCTGGGACGGCGCAGACGCCACTGGCGAAGCCGTCATGCTCGAACGCTTCACCGGAACCCTCACCCCAGACCTGATCGCAGGTCTCGTGGACTGGCATCGGGCAGACGCGGCCAACGTCACCCTGGTGGGCTCGAACGTCGATACTTGGCTGGACAGCTCTGGGAACGGTCACACGCTGCAGCAGACAACGGACGCCAACCGACTCGCTTACGTGGCGAGCGGAATCAACGGCATGCCGATGTTGCAGGGTGACTCCACTGGATGGATGCCGTACTCGGCTGTGTGGTTGAGTCCAACCAACGGGACGACCTTCGGCGTCTTCCGTTACGCTACTGATGCGGACTACCAGATCTTCCTGTACGCCTTGAGCCATCCATCGTTGTATCTGGGTGGAAGCGGTGCTGTAGACAAGCCGCTCATCTTCATCGACGCGAACCGAGCAATCTGGTCTTCAGCCTTAACCAACGGGACGGATTACCTGATCAAGTACGGGTGGGAATTCGGTGCAGCCACGAACATCTACACGCAGGTCGGCGCCGGCACTGAGGTGTCGCAGACGATCGGCACGTTTGCGGCTATGAACATGCAGTCCCTGTCACTTGATCCTGGCATAGTCGGGGATCAACAGATGCTCAGCGCCTGCGCTGAATACTTCACCTACAACCGTCGCCTGAGTCCTTCGGAGGACGCCGCGATCAGGACGTACATCAACGGGCGGTACGCGATCTAAAGGAGAGTAGGATGGCAACCGAAGTAAACAACGAAACACTGGTGAACCTGAAGACGGCGCTGGGCAGCGATACCGCTCTGCCGATCTCAGGGACGGTGACGTCCATCCCGCAGACCTCCGCAACCGGTACGGTCACCCGGAAGGCGACCAGCGCCGCCAACCAGACCCTCCTAGCGGCAAACGCGAGTCGCAAGGGGGCCACCATCGAGAACAACTCCCAGCTCACCAATCTGTTCGTGAAGTTGGGGGCCACCGCCTCGATCACTGCTGGATCGGAGTCGTACACGGTCCGCATCCCGCCGAACGGCTACTACGAGGTGCCGTTCAACTACACGGACATCATCGACGGCATCTCGGATGGCGCCGATGCCGCTGGCGAAGCCCTCGTGACGGAGTTGACGTAAGATGCCGCTCTTCTACTCGCCGGGTGTGTTCCGAGGTCCTGGTGGAATCGTCCAACTCGAGGTGTCTACCGACTTCGTCTACATCGGTCCCTACGAGACGCCGACGCTCACTACCGCGCAACTTGGAGTGTTTCATGCCAGCGACGCCTCGTTCGTTGTTCGTAACACGGGCGGCAACGTCGAGGGTGCGCTACGCGCCACTACGGTAGTCACCTTCGGCTCGGAGACCGCCCACGATTTGTACATCCGAGCGGGTGGAGCCAACCGCTGGCATGTCCTATCGGCTAGCGGCCACTTGGAGCCGGACGCCGACCTTACCTACGACGTCGGCAACACGACCCACGAAGTCCGCAATCTCTACATTGGTGGTACCGGCGGCGCTGGCATCCTCTTCACCAACGCTGGGACAAGCCTAACGGAGAACAGCGGCTTCCTGGTCTCCAGTGGCGGTGTCATCGCCAACAATGGTGCCTTGGGCTTCCGAGACGGTGGAGGTGGATTCACGTTCACGGTGTCGGCAGGTGTCGTGGACGTCAACGCCAATTCCTCCGGCAACCGGATGAAGATAACCGGCCAGATCGCAGCTGGAACTGCGGGCACCACGGCCGACGTCCTCCTGGCTTCAGGCGCTACCCGAACCGCCGGCTGGATCGTGAGAGTGGACAACAACACGACGCGCAAGTGGGGCATGAAGTTCGATGGTCGTGTGTTCGAATCGGTACCCAACTCGGCACCTACCGATGGCGACCTGCAAGCCTCCGAGGTCACCTGGTACACAGACGAGGCTGTAAACACTCTCTTGGCTCGAGTCAAGTACGCGGACGGTACGACGCTCAAGCTGGGCACTGTCGCCCTGGTATAAAGGAGAAGGAGAAGGCTATCATGTTCAAGAAGACGAAGAAGGCAGCTGTCACCCCCGCTGAATCGGCAGATTCTCCTGTTCTTCCTCCGATTCCCCCCACCCCGAAGATGGGGGTCATTCCAGGGAAGAACGGAACCCACCGGTACCAGTGTCTTGGGTGTGGTGCTTGGGTTCAGGTCCTTGATGAGTTCTGTTCGCGCTGCACGGCGAAGAAGGATGCCTAACTTCTACCGCTTCCTTCCTTGTCTGCGGATCGGCACGGACGGAGACTCCCTCGCTGGCCAGAGTCCCCCGGCTAACTGGCAGCAGTACCTCTACCAGACGCTATCGCAGAACACGAAGATGCAGATCCAGTTCGTCGGCTCCGACAACGGACCGCCTCCGATCTGGCTCAACACGCACCCAGGCAAACGAATCGACGAGATCGATACCCTTCTCACCACCACGGACATTCCTCTCAACGAACCCGATCTGCTCATCTTGATGGCGGGGACGAACGACGCTCTTCAGGGCGCATCTTCCTCCACGATGCTAACGAGGACGGTGACTCTCCTCACCAATCTGTTCGCTTTCCGACCCGCGCTTCGAGTCGTGTACGCCAAGCCCCCTCCGCTTTCCCTAGCTGGCGCCGGAGTCACGCAGGCCAAGATCGATGCGATCGCAGCGTACGCGGCTGGGTTGACAGCGGCTTGGGCTTCCAGCAACTTCGGCAGACAGTTGCTCTCCATCGTGGACTGCTGGACAGGCTTCAACTCCGCCACGATGCTGGGAGACGGCATCCACCAGAACGAGCTTGGAGCCCGCTTCATCGCCAACGCGATGTTGGGACCAGGGGTTGGCCCTATTGTGGACGCCTACGGCAGACAAGCGGATTCGATCAGCGTGTAGGAGGCTACGATGACGGCGGTGTACCGGACAGACTACGCGCAGATCTGGGCGAATGGGTGGAACTGGATCGATATCCACACCATTATCGTCCCGCCACCGGCGCCCGGTTCCTATGACGCAGCACCATTCATCAACTCCGCCTTGATCGCGCTGAATCAGAACGGCGGTGGCGAGGTTCAGCTTCTGGAAGAGGACTACGAAATCTTCACCCCGATCAACATGCAGAGCAACACCACGTTGATCGGGAAGGCAGGCCGACCCCCTCGCATCGTTGTGAAGGGAACCTGGGACGGGGTGGACACGCCCACGAACGCCCTGATCAAAGGCCAGGGAACTTTGTCCGAGTCTCCGATCGCGGTCACTCAGGACAAGAACATCGGCGTGTTCACCTTGCGCGTCGCAAGTACGGCCACGCTTCGAGCAGGGGACTACGTTCTCGCCAAGTCCCCAGCCGTGGCCGGGTCTCCAATCATCCGCTACGAGATCTTGAAGATCGCTACCATCGTCAATGGGACTGATTTCACCACCATTTTCCCAACGTTCCTGTCCTACTCCGCGGCAGCATCCCCTACGGTGCAGAAGATCACACCCCTCACTCGGGTTGGGGTGTACGCCATCGACATCGACGCCAGCCAGGTCCCGAACCTAGCCGTTGGAATCCTGATGCGCAACGTGATCGACCTGGAGATCGAGGCCATCAGTGGCTACTACATGAGCCGAGCGATGATCGACATCGATCAGGGGAGCTCCAACATCGACGTCTACAATGTGACCGGGAAGGGTTCAAACAACGGTCTCGTCTTCATCGACAGCGCGCACGACGGCTCGATGCACGACATCGAGAACCTGCACCTCGCGGACGGCAGGCTTCATCCGCTTGGCATTCAACGCGGTCTCATCCACTTCAGGAACCAGCCGACAGGATGGGACGTCTACGACGTGGACCTCATGCATGCCGGCATCGCTCTGAACGTTTGGGGCGGGTACGACTGCGACTTCAGCGACATCCAGATCCGCGACATGGACAGCTCGGGCACCAACGGGGCCTGGGACCGCATGCTCAATGCTTCACCTGCCGAAGGCACCGGATTCGGTGGCGGTACCGGCGTTAGCATCCTTTGCACGACGTCCCCGCTCACCGAGCACACCTATGATCTCTCGTTCGGTGGCGTCAAGATCGTCAACTGTCGGACGAACACGAACGGGTTCCATTGGTACTGTGCCGACGTCCACAACATCAAGGTGGTAGACCTTGCCGTCCTGAACTACACCGGGGTGAACCCAGGCAGCTACGGTGCGGTGGCCTTCGCCGACGTCTTCGGCGGTCTCGTGGAGAACCTCCAGGTACAGGGTATCGCTCGTGGTGTGGTGTTCCTGAACAACGGCTTCATCAGCGGAAGCCTCAACACCTACGTCTACGACCCGACCTTCTCCGACGGCCTCCTCTACGTCGCGATCCAGTGGGACAACTCGGTCGCCAGTGGCGTGAAGATCCACGAGCTGCGCGGAAGCAACCTCACCGCCGGTAGTGAGCAGCGCATGCGCTTCGGCGCCGCGTTCCCAGGCGAGCCGAACGTTACCCTCGACGACTTCAACTGGGAGCCGGGCTGGTCCGGCGTGGCACTGATCGCTAGGAACCCGGACAACGGTACGACGTTCGCCATCGGAGACATCGTCGAGATCTACGGCGACACGAGCGGCAACCGTCTCATCCGCCAGGCGTCTAACGCTGGAAACGAATTCGGAGTCGTCGTCCAGAACTGCGCGGCGGGAAACGATCCAGACACCCACGGGTACACCACCATCCTCTACGTCCGCACCATGGACAGGTGCAACATGGTGAGGGTCACCGACAATGGAAACGCCGTCAACATGGGAGACCGCCTCAAGTGGGACTCTGGCAACCCGCGAGCTCTGATCGTGGACAACACCGGCCAGACAAACTTCTCTATCATCGCCCGCGCCGACTCCTACCGGGCCACTCCGAGTAGCGCGCTGATGACCGTAGTCGGCGTCTGAAAAGGAACTTGCATGCGTCGTAGACGTCGCCGTAGACTTGTGTACATGCGCTATATCAAGGTTCCCGAGCCGCTTCAGCTCAAGTCGCCCCAGGGTGAGACGATCGAAGCACCCTTCCCAAAGTTCCTGAGAGAGATGTTGCTCGACCCCCAGTTCGCCAAGAACTACAAGACGCTCAAGATCGCCGCTGCCATCGACAAGGCTCTCGACAAGGCCAACGGGGTGGTGGCACTCGAGAACGAGCACTGGCAGCTCTTGAAGAAGGTGATCGAGGAGCCGACCGGCGGGTACATGGGCGGCGTCGGCCCGCAGATCTTGCCATTCCTGTCGGTGGTCATCGAAGCAACGGACGAGGAACTAGAGGTCGAGTCGCCCGCCTAGGGATGCTTCTTCCGCATCACAGCCAACCAGATCGCACCCACCTGTGCACTGTTCCCAATATCCGGGTACGACTCATTAGCACCTGCTAGGAACATCAGTTCCCAGTCGGTGTCGAGGTAAGGTTGGAGGGCTTCCTCTTCGCGGAACTTGAGGACCTTGTACGTGTAGGTCTGAACTGGAGGCGCCATCTAGCTAGCTGCTTCCTTGCGAGGTGCAATGCCGAGGATGTAGTGGGCGGGGTCCTCGCAGGCGATGAAGTTCGGGCACTGTGGGGTCTCGTGGATCATGACGACGTTCTCCTGGTCGTTCTCTTTCATGATCCCAACCGCTCCTTCCCTCCCGCACCAGGGGCAGGAGAACTCCTCGAGCTCGTGAATGATGATGTCGTTAGCCATCCAGCCAGACTCCATGCGGGCGGTAGATCGCCGCGATTGCGGTTACGGGAAAGGTGCTGATGACGACGCCCTCGACCCAAGAACCGTCTGGCCAACGGCCATGACCGTTGCCGTGGACGCAGGTGACGAAGGAGCGATCTTGAGCCCAGGCAAGCGCCATCGTGATGTGGTTGCCGAATTTGAGTGGTCGTGAGGCGCTCTTCACGATCACGACGTCACCACCGACAGAGCCGCCGACCTTGACCTGGAAGGCCGGATCGCGCTGCGCGGCACGCATGAGGCGGTAGGTGGACGCGAACGGGTCGCCGGGGACGTCCGGTCCGGAAAATTTCTTGGCGCGAGCTGGTGTCATGCCAGCCTGCAACCAGCACCAGGCGGCGAAGGCACCACACCAGGCGAACGTGGTGTTGCCCTTGTACTCCTTCAGCGCCCAGCCGAGACCTTCGTTGATGTACTGGCAGATGACATGCTTGCTTTGGGCAGCGGTTGGACTCGTGTCGGTATTCGCTGGATCGTAAGTCTGGCGAAACCATTCCGTCACCGCTGCATCGAGTGCGATCTCGCCGGGCGTCACGCGGCCACCTGCGGAGGCGCCGCCACCGCGACACCACAATAGCGGCACGATCCATCTCGCCTCAGCGCGGCACCCTTCCCGCAGTTCTTGCAGGTGCGTGAGGACGCCGACGCCTTGCAGGCCGCCTTCTGGTTGAGCTTGCGCTCACGATTCCATGACATGGACACACCCCCTTACACGTTGACGTAGTACGAGATGAAGAGATCAATGACGATGGGTCGGATCGATTCGTTCACCACCCAGGTCGGCTTTCGCACGGGCAAGATCACGCTGTGGAAGAGCTGATCCGAGACACCTGCCTGGTAACGCTGCCACTCGGCGCGCAGGATGTCGATGGGCGCTGAGAACAAGTCCCGTTCGCCCATGTGAAGCCGCACCTCACCCGGCGCGCCGCTCGGTTTCCAGTCGGGTGGCGGCACCACGATCAGGTTGGTGATCTTGACCGGGTTCTCCCCGCCAAACGGCGCCTTCTGAAGAAGGTTGTAGTGCTGGCCTGGCTCGACCAGGATTCGAACCACGTCATGCCGTCGCTCGCGCATCATTCCCACCTCCCCTTGGTGATAAGCCACACGATGAACACGGTGAGGCCGATCATCCCACCACACAGTGCTCCAAGGCCGAACACCAACAGTTGCTCCGTGTTCATCGTGCCGACCGCTTTCCGTTCTTCGCTTCAGCCGCCTTGATCCAAGCGTCCGCCTTCTCGAGCAGTGCCAGGAGGTCGCTGGTGTAGCGCTTGTCGAACCAGTGCGAGCGGCGCGCCTCCCCGTCCTTCTCGTACTCCTTCACGAACGAGTACGAGTAGCTTGGGGCGCCGTTGAACATCCGCGAGGTGATGGTACAGACGATCTGTCCCTCACGAAGCGTGGCGACCACTTCGTGCTGGCTGCGCTGTGCGGCGAGTTCCTTGGACCAAACACTCTTCTCTTGGCTCATCAGATGCTCCGAATTCCTCGACTCGTTGTACGGAAGTAGGTCCACCCGCCATCGCCACGGCGTTTGACGCCGAAGTCTTCGCCCGGGGGCGGTCCGTAGCGGGCGACGAAGGATCGCATCGCGTTCTTGGCGCTGCCACGCGCCGCGATCGTGCGCATGGTGCCGTCGATGACACGTTGAACCAGCCAGAGCTCTTCAGCAGGAGGCATCAGATGAAAACGTACTTGAGCTGTACATGGAGGTCAAGTTGATGCTCGGAGACGTTTCATCGGCTGCCAGTCCTCGAGCACGATATTCTCGTGGAAGTCGCACCCGGGTTCAAAGCACTGCACGGAAGGGGTGACGGTGCCATCGTCCGCGATCTCGTGCGCCTCAACTTGCTGCACGGTTGCGGTCCGCAAGACCGCACGGTGGCCGCGGGCGCAGATCAGGATCACCCCACCGTGCCACTCGAACCACGCGGCGGAGTGCCCTCGGTCGGCACCGGCGCTGGTGGTCCGTTTGACACGGATCAAGGAGTGGACCCTGGCGCGAGAAGACCGCGCTGCTTCAGAAGCTGCTCTTGAAGGCGTCGGCGCTGTTCCTGCGCCTCGTGCCACTTCTTCCAGAGCTCGCGCTCCTCCAGGTAGGCGTCGGCGAGCGCTTCGGACAGCAAGGACTCCACGGACATGAACTACATGCTACCACAACGAGCCTTGACGGGAAGTGGGTACTAGGAGAGCCTTGATAGCGGAGGTCCCTTGGGGCCTGGATCGCCGTTCACCCCCCTGGCGGCTGATCCGGCTCCTTGGGGCCTCCTTCACGTGCGGGTGGCCAGCCCGCGGGGTCTCCGAAGAGCGCTTGGCCGTTTTCCTCTGAGGGCTAGAAGCTGTAGGCGCCTGGTAACCAGGCCACCAAACTCAAAGTTGCGCATCTGCGCGACGGGCCCCGGGTGTTCACTACCCGGGTGACAAAATCCAATGTACATACGAGGAACTTGGAGAGCAAGAGAGAAAACAACTTGACGTGCGCTTCGTCACTTCGTACCTTGCAACGTAACGGGGCACGAGTTCCCCCTCAGCGCCCCGCTCCGATCCCCCAATCGGTCCTCCGCTACCGCCACCTCCTAGGAACCCCGACCTAGGAGGTGGCCACGACTTTTTCCCCGAGGGATTTTTCGCCATCGACGACATAGAAACCGCTGAGCGGGTGCCTAGAACCTTCCCCCGGAGGAGGTTCCCAATGATCATCATGTGGTTGGCAGTGCTCTGCGCCGTCGTCGGCACCCTCATGTTCGCCCTCGCGACGAACCCAACGCTGAAGAAGATCGGAGAGATCATGCTCTTCTGGGGCATCGGCGTGACCCTCCTGGTAGCTGGAGGGAAGACGGTCGTCCATCTGCCTTGAGGCGAGCTGCGGTCCTGTACAGGATTGCGGTCCTGTACAGGATTGCGGTCCTTGGTCCTGTGCAGGACCAGCCCTAGGATGCCCCTGAGGCTGCGTGGGCTGCCCGGAGACGGGCGATAGTAGGGTCGGGCGGGCGAGGGAAGGCTTCGGCCTACAGGGGCTCCTATGCGAGCTCGCTGGTGAGATTGTATGGCCGACTACAAAGGGGGGGACAGGAGGGACAAAAAGGGTTTCTCATACTCTCTCTCTATAATATGTGAATAAAAGTTAACACTCTACATGGGGGAGTATGAGAAGGCCTGTTTTGTCCCTCCGAGCCCCCCGAAGCGTAGGCGGCCCTACTCAATCGTCTTCTAACATGTCGAAAGAATAGAAGGGGGGGTCTTTCACTCTGCCACTCGGATTCCCCTGGACCTGTAGGAGAATGCCCTTGCTCTCTAGCTTGATTCTAGCCTCGTTCTTGAGCCACTTCCCGAAGGTGTTGGCCGTCTTGAAGACCTTGGTGAAGGGCGTCTCCATGTTCAAGGCCCCGGTCCCGGACAACTCCTTCAGCTCCTCCCACAACGTGGTGACGCTTAGCTGTCGTCCACGGTTGGTCCTCTTCTCCATCCACTTGTAGACCATGTCCACGCCGGGGTCCTCCTCAGCGCTGAACTGGACCTGTTCGGCGATCGCCATCTTCAGCTCCTCCTCGGCGCCGTCGAGTCCCATCGCCCGGAGGTACGTCTGGAAGATGCGCTCGAAGCCGGGGAGGCGCGAGGCGGGGTTGGTGACGCGGATGTTGGGGAGCGCGGCCACCATGTTGCTCAGGATGTACACCCACTCTCCGAGCAGCTTCTTCCGATCTCGTTGGACCTCACGGACCATCTCGCTTGGATCACGGATCGCTGCTTGGGTCTGCGGCGCCAGCTTGATGAAGCGTGTGCGCTGCGTGAGATCGAAGCGACGGAAGCTCTTCGGATCGGCGGAGCTCACCGCGATGAAGCAGTTCGGCTTGACGATATGGAGCGCGTCGTTCTCGTTGTGCTTGCGCTTCGCAAACCCGGCGCCGGTCGCGTACGCCGCCAACTTGTCGGGCAGCCAGTCGATGAACCGATCGGCGTTGTCGATATGGAAGATCGGGACGGAGTGGAGAGCCTGCGACGGGAAGCTGTCCTCTCCTTTGTCGGAGAGGATCTTCGCCTGCGGGTAGCCGGTGAACAGCGTGCAGATGCGACTCAGCGCCAACGTCTTGCCCGAGTTCGGCGGCCCGTCCACAAGGAGGAGCGGCCGACCGTCTGTCATGAGCTCAGCGAAGGCGATGCCGCAGATCCAAGCTGCGAAGACGTGCTTCATGACGGTGGCTGAAACCTTCCCGTCCGTGGCGTAGGAGAGATCGTCGATCAGCATCGGGTGCAGCATGTTGTGAGGCCCAATGTCGATGTCCGAGAGGGAAACAGGCACCTCTCGAGTGTCCTGCGTGCGGTTCACGTGGAAGTAGACGTCGTCTTGGCCGTTCATGACGAGCTGTGGGGGACCGTCGCCGGTGATGCGCCACACCATGCCGTCGTTGGCGTTGATGTACAGACGGTTGTTGGCGACGTCGTAGTGGGAGAACTTGTGGAGGCGGACGGGACGGAGGTTGTAGTGGCGCACGCGGTCGGCGATGAACTGCGTCACGAAGTGTGTGAGCTTGTCGCCCTTGATGAGACCGTACCGGGTGCTGAGCCAAGCGGTGAAGTACGGATCCTTGAGGTCGATCATCAGCGCGTCGCGGCCGACGCCATCGAGGATGTACGGTTCTCCCTCGACGCTGAAAGGTCTCGATCCGAACTCACGTTGTTCGTGGTCCCAGATCGCCCGTCCGATGACTTCGTAGTCCGTCGGGGGCGGGGCTCCTTGGTCTCGAGCCTCCTGCTGAGCCGCCTTCACGCCCCGTTTGGCGCGGTCCGCGACGCGACGTCCACTGTTGGCTGCTTCTGTTAGACGACGGAGACGTTCTTCCGGCGTCACGACTGGTTCCCCAAACGATCATTCACGAGGTCCCCTCTGAAGATCTTCCCGGGCTGTGATCAGCCGGTTCCGCTTCCGGCTCAAAGGCGCCTACCCCCAGATCCGACAGGCGCAAGGATCGGTTCTACGCCCAACCCCCCGATCCTGTCAAGGCGAAGTGAAAAGTGACCGTAGTGGCGCCCATGTACAAAGGGCCGACGATTTTTCCTTGACGCCTTGATGTACATGAAGCAAGGTGGAACCTTCAACACAGAGGGGACCAAAAATGGGGATCGAGCCGAGCACTCGGGGGAGTGCCGGGAAAACGGTGGTCGCGGTAGCCGCGTGCAATTGGGTGCGGAAGGCCGACCGCCAGGGGAAGTGGGACGACTGGTACGCCTGTCCGCTGGACCTGGCTGTACAGCTCAAGGATGTACCTGGGGTACGGATGCTCAGGGGCGGCACGCCCATCGTCCATAGGTCCCATCTGCCGTTGATCGCGGCTCTCGCCCCAGACCTCAAGGTGGATGAGTACGACCCCGGTTCCCGTCGGGGAACCGTGACCTGGCCCTGGCCGATCTTCCGAGACCACTCGGCCATCAGCCTGCCGGCCCGGACAGTGGAGCGTTGCTCCGCCGTCGGCCTCGAACCCCGAGCGTACCAGTACCTGGGCGCCGGCTTTCTCCGAAGCAGATCCGGCGCTCTAATCGCGGACCAGATGCGCCTGGGCAAGACCCTCCAGGTCGCCATGAGCTACGACCCGTCCGAAGGCCCGCTCGTAGTCGTCGGGCCGCTCAACGTCCGGCCGGTCTGGACGCGGCTGTTCCGTCTGCTCTGGCCCGAGATCGATCCCGTCATCCTGGACGGTCGGGTCTACGACAAGGAGCGCATCGAGAGCGCTCAGCTCGTCTACGTCCACTACGATGTCCTCTCCGCCTGGCAGTCGTTCGGCTGGAAGAAGATCGGACTCCTCGTCCTGGACGAGGCCCACGTTCTCGCTACGACGTCCCGGTCACTGCGCACTCAGGCCACCTCGCTCCTATCCCTCCTGGCGAGGCGCTGTGTGGCAGTGACCGGGACGCCCCTTTGGAACAA